GTCATAGCGGCTCACGTCCGTGTGGTCCGCGTAGTTCACCACATCGAATTCAAACGCGCCGCCCGCTTGCTCGCGCAGTACGGAGAGCGGCGAGACGATGCGCCACCAGCACGTGCCGTCCTTCGGGTCCGGGGCAATGACAAGCACCTTCATCGCGCACGCTCGCGCTTCTGCTTGGCGCGTTCACGGTCTTCGGCCTCCAGCTCCAAGCGGTCCTCTTCGGCCTTTTTGAGCGCGTCCACTTCGGCCCACGATGCAACCGCGAAGCGATACTCCACGGCAATGCCGAGTTGGCGCGCGAGGTCGCCCACAGCGCGCACCGCTTCACGGCGCGCGATGCCCGCTTGAAACTCCTCTTCGTCTTGATGCTTGGCGAGCGTCTTGGCCCACTTCTCGCGCGGCACCGGCTTCTCCACGACGATGAGCCGGATGATGTTTTGTGGCGGCGGAGCCTTTTTGAAGAAGCCCTTGGGCGCGGCTGGGATGTAGTTGTCCAGTTGAACCGCTAGCGCATGCACGTAGGAGTGGTTTTTGACCACCGCCTCCACGAGCTGCTCTTTTGCGGCCTCGAAATCGAAAACACCTTGCATGATTCGGCTCCTTTTATTCTTCGAGATAGATGGCGGTCACCACGCCCGAGTGCGGGTGACGTTCCACACCCGCGAACGCATAGGTGCGGGTGCGTTGTTTGAAGTCCTCGTCCTCTGGCTTCGGCGCTTCGCGCGTGTCTTGGCCGGGCGCCACAAGCGTGGACTGGAGCTGGCGGTGGACCTTGCGCGAGAGCATCGTGTCCGAGCCGTAGGGCTGCTCCAGCGAGAGTCCGTCACGAGCGATGAAGCGCACGAAGTGGACAACAGTCGGCGCCTTGCCGCGCTCCGCGAGCGGGCTATTGAAAGGGATGATGGGCGGGGTCATTGTTCCTCCAAGGGTGAGAGCGTGGGTTAGTTGACGTAGCCGTTTTCACCGGGCTGCGCGAGCAACTCCGGGCGCTTTTGAATGAGGCGCTCCGCGGCGCGAAGCATGAAGCCGAGCGGGTTCTCCACGTGGCGCACATCGCGCCGCGGGACCGCGACGTGGCCGCTTATGCCGCGGGCGTGGAAGGTTTCAGAGACCGGGCAATACCAGATGTCCGCGGCCAGCTCGCCCACGTGCACCACGCCGAGGTGCGCGCAGCACGTGCCGCGCTCTTGCGTGCCGTAGACCGGTTGCTCATGGTAGAAAACCACGGTCCCATAGTCTTGCCCGGCCGGCGTACACACTGGCGTGAAGCTCACTGACACGTTGCCACGCTCGACAAGCGCGCTCGTGCACTTCGCTACGGCCGCCTCCATGCTGCTCTGGACGTGCTCATCGTCACGCTCGCCGGACGTGTGGAGCTGCTTTGCGCAAGCGTTCAACTCGCGCATCATGTCCGCGCCGTAAAGCGCCCACAGCTCGGGCTTGCGGGCCCGGAGCTTTTGCATTTCGCTTTGCGGCTCGTTCATATGCCGGCCTCCGTCGCCAAGCGCTTCCACTCCAGATAGGCCACGAGGAGGAGCGAGTAATTCGAGAGGTCGCGGAGCGTGTCCTTGATGCTCTCGTCCTTCACGTGCGTTTTGCCGCTCTTCAAAATGTTGTTGATGCGGCAGAGCTTGTCCGTCATGCGCGTGAGGAAGCCTTGCTCCGTCGTCGCGATGCCGAGCAACTCCACGCGCGTGAAGTTGGCGAAGGGGTCCGAGTCCGCCCCGGCATAGTCCGCGTTTTTGGCGCGAGCGATAGCCAACATTTGCGCCATCTCCTTCTCCAAGAAGGGGATGAGCTGAAAGTCTTGGCGCTTGCGGAGCAAGCCCGCGGCGCGCTCGATGAGGTCGTCCGCCGTCATGCGCTCGCCCGGCTCGGGGAGCGGGCACTCGTTGTGATGTTCGTGCGCGTCCGCTGTGTCTGTGAACGTGGCGCCGCACGAGCACCCCGCCACCACTTCTTTTTTCTGTAGGTCGTTCATCGGTCTTTCCCAGTCCCTCTCCATGTTAGGTGTCCATCGTCTGTGGCGGCTTCTTGAAAATCGGCATGATGTGCTTGCCCCAGCACTCGTAACAAACATCGTAGCTTTCGCGTTCGGAGGCGTCCGGGTAGATGTACATCACCCGCTCCACCGTCGTGTCGTATTGACGCCCGAAGACGCGGTCTTGCTTCTCCAAGTCATCGCCGCAGAGGTCGCAAAAGAGCGTTTCCTCTTTCTCCTCGCGCATGACCTTCTTGACCTTGACCGTGCGGCTCATCGAGCACCGCCGCGGCGCTTCCAGTCGTGGCGCTTCCGCCACGCCGTGGCCAAGATTTTGACGTACAACTCATCGCCGGCCAGCGCTTCAAGGATGACTTTCTCCGAGAGCTTCTCCACGCTGATGAATCGCGCGACCGCAGCCCGGAGGCGGGGCCAGCGGATACGTACCATTGTGCGGTTCAAGTCTACGCCGGAGCGCAAAAGCCTGGCAGTGCGCGGCGTCCGCATCGCCTCCATTATCCCCTCGTGACCCTGCATTTTCCAACTCCTCCATCGCGCGCTGATAAGCGCGCTTCGTGTCCGTTGCCACCTTCCACGCCGCGGTCCCGTGCGCGGCGAGCGTCGCACCAGCGACCGCTACAGGGGCGCAACCCTGTAGAGTCGCGAGCGCTAATAACCAAACAGCCGGGCGCGCAACCATGTGTAAACCCACCGCGAGCACCAGCCGCCGAAGAAGCCGACGATGAGGCTCATGTGCCATTCGTGGAAGTGCATCACTGCTCCCCGTTCGTGGCTTCATATAGCTCGGCCCTATCTTGCACCTCAGTGCAAAAGCCCACGGACTCGGCGCCCATCGCCACCACGAGCTTGTAGGCCAGGGAGTTGTGAAGGCTCCCGCTCCGCTCGTAAACGCCCACGTTGATGAGGCTCACGAGCTGCTCCGCTTCGTGCTCATTGAGCGTGAGTTTGACCTCTCGTAGCTCGCTCATGACGCCTCCCGTTGCGAAGCGGTCACGCGCACGGTGCGGTTGTCGGTCACGGCCACGCCAAACTTCGCGGCGTTCTCGGGCGTGATTTCTTCGGCGTCAACCGCCGCTTGGAGCGCGTCCTCGTCCACCACGAGCTTGAAAAACTTCTTGGGCAACTTCTCGCGGTCGATAACTTCCACGTCCATCTTGCCCACGAACGCGATGCCCTTGACCTTCGGTGGGAGGACGGCTTCGGCGTCCGATTGGAGCGCTCGCGCCTTCGTCGCGTCCTTCTTGCCGAGCTTCGTGGCTTCACGCATGAGCTTGAGGCGCTCGGACTCTCGCGCCACGTTATACTCGCGCACGAGCCCCTTGGCGGTCTCTTCGAGCACCGCGAGCGCGTCCTCCGCGGGCTTACACCACTTGTTGACCGCGGCGATGATGGCCTTGGCTGGCCCGACGATTTCGTCCTTGCGCGCGGCCACGGCCTTCTTCTTGGTCGCGACCTCAAAGAGGATGTCACACACGCCCTTGTAGTCGGCGTCATCCTTGACGGGGAGCCCGCTCAAGAGGTTCGTGCTGTGCGCGACCTCCGTCTTGACCGTGGCCACATACTCTTGCACCGGCTGCTCATTCACTTCTGCTTTCATCGTTCGTTCTCCTCTTGCTGTAGTTGTTAAAGCCGCTTGCGGTTCTATCCTACGCGCCTCGCTTCGTCAAGTAGTCTTCCAAGATGATGTTCACTTTCTCGGACTCCGAGAGCTTCGGCATGACCTTCTTGAGGCGTTCACGGAGGGCCGTGTAACACCGCACGTAAATCACCGAATCGAAACCCGGCACCTTGTTCTTACTGCCTGCTTTGCGCGCCATCTTCTTCTCCTTCTGGGGTTACTTGTTCGTGACCGCGTACTTCACGCGGTCGAAACGCTCCAACTGTTTGCGGAGCTTTTGAGCGTCTTTTGCGGTCAACTCCGGCTCAATGCCGAGCTGGGTATTGACCCAGGTTTTCAGCTCGGCGAGGACCTTGTCCGGGTCCTCCTTTGCGCCCACTTCGGCCTCCGCTTCCACGCGTTCGGCCTCGTAGTTGCCGAGGTTGCTGACCCGTTGATACATAACTTTCGTGATTTTCAATGCCATGACCCTTCTCCTTTTGTGTTTCTGCCGTTAGCGCTTCTATCCGATAAATCCGCGAGCGTCAAACCTTGCGCTCACCCCTTGTTGCCCACCAATAGCAGCCGGGCTCGTGGTCCGGCTTGAGCTGCTCCCAGCTCGCGTCATCGTTGACCGTCGGTATCATCCCGGCGCGGAGCCCGGCGTGCCTCATGTACGCAAGCACCTTCATGTAGCGCTTGCAGTACGGGCACGAGCGTTGCTCTTGCTCTCGTGTCATGGTCGTTCCTTTCTGCGGCATCCGTGCCGCGCCTCGTGTTGCTCTACGTTCTCTCGCGCCTCGTCAACGGCGCGCTTCATGCTCGGCCACCACTCGCCCGAGCTGAGTGACGAGCCGCACGTGCAATCGACGAACGCGAAAAACTCCATACCGTGCCGCGCCTTCTTATCCGTGCGGCCCATCAAGCGCACCTTGCGCCCGTCCGCCAGCTTCCCAAACGTCTCTTCGTAAGCCATTGCCCGCTCCCTTGTTGTTCGGCCGTTCAATCGGGCCGCCGAGTCTCCTCGGCGACCCTCAGAACATCCGACGCTAGGCGATGATGGCGCCGGCCTCGAAGCCCTGCGCCCACTCGCGCGCCCATTGCGCGGTCGCGAAGAACGCTTGGCCGAGCATCACGCCGTCCCGGGCCACGCGGACTTCGTAAGCCGTACCGCCGAGCACCTTCGTGTAGCTCCGAATCATCGCCCGCAAACCGCCCGCCAGCTCCATGTGCTCAACCGTGTGTTTCGTATTCATGAGAGGTACTCTACTCCTCTAAAATAAAAGTGCAAGCTCTTTTATTAAAATTTTTCTACCATCTCCACGTCCAGCGTCTCCACGTCGCAATCCGTAGTCCACGTGCGGATGATGCCGGTCCATAGCTCCACGACCTTGAACGGGCCGTCCTCGGCGCGCTTCTCCACCACGGCCATGTAAGGGCCTTGATGCTCGCGCATGAAGACGGTCCCCGGTGTGAGCCGAAAGAAGCGGTCCTTGATGCGGGTCGGCGTGCGGAACCTCACGAGCGCCTCACCTTCTCGGCCATCAGGCTCGCGAGCGTAAAGTCCGAGTTGATGCCGAAATCGTCTTGCGGGTCGCCATTCATCTCGTGGTATTGCCGCGAGAGGTCGCGAAGCTCCGCGGCCGTGAACAACTCCGCCCATTCGTCGGGCAAATCGTTACAGCCGTTGTTGCTCAATTCGTCGTAGAGCCGGTCCAACATGCGCGCCACTAGCTCTTTCTCTTTTTCGCTTAGCTTCATCTCTTCGTCTCCTAGTAGGTGTGTCCACAGTAAATGCACGGCGCCGCCCACGACCCGTCCCGGTCATTGTAGCCTTGCGCCGGGTGCTTGTGTTTGCACGTGTCGCGCACGGCCTTGAGAAGGCCGCGGAGCGCTCGCACCTCGTGCTCCGCTTGCGCGAGCGCCGCACTGATGCGGTCGGTCTCCTCTTTCATCCGCGTTTGCTCTACGGGCAACGTAACCGAAATCATACATAGCTCCTTGTTCAGCCGTTCAATCGGGCGCCGGAGTCTCGCTCCGGCGCCCTCAGAACCTCCGAATCAAAGCGAGAGGTAGAGGCCGGTCGCGGACTCCACGACGCGGCGGAGCGAGTCCGCGTAGACATCCGAGGCCACGTGCGTCTCTTCATAGGCCGCGTTGAACACGGACACGCTGTAGGTGTCGGTCGCGTCCAGCGTGATGCAAACCGCCTTCACCTTCTTGTTGTTGCGGCCCACCTTGAACGTGAGGCTATGGCTACCGCCGATGAAGTCCTTGGCGCCGGCCATCACCTTGAGCTTCGCAGCTCCGCCGAGTTGAGCGAGAATCGTTTGCGCGACAGGCATTGTGTTTTGTGTGTTCATGAGAGGTACTCTACTCCTCTAAAATAAAAGTGCAAGCTCTTTTATAAAAATAGTTCGGCCGTTCAATCGGGCGCCGGAGTCTCGCTCCGGCGCCCTCAGAACCTCCGAACGTTACGCCACCATATCCATCAGCTTGCCCGCGCGGGTTTCCAAGTCCGTGCGGTCATCAGCGTTCGCGATGTCACGCGCCACGGCGGTCAAGCCTTGCTCCACGTTCCACAGGGAGAGCGGGTTGCCGGGGCGGGTCTCAGCGTAATCAAGCGCTTCGGCCACTTGCGTTTGCGTGAACTTCATCCCCGCAAGCTTCGCCTTCACCGCCTTGACGTTGTCGCCGAGCGTGAGGTCTTGTGCGCGTCGAATCATCTCCACAGTGCTTTGCGTGCCGCTCTCCAAGTAGCGGGTGAGCGCCGGGCGAGCTTCGCGCAAGAAGCGGTCAGGCGCACCGGCCGTGTGACGGATACGCAACTCCTTGAAGTCCCGCACGCCCCACACGTTGCGGTTGTCGCAAACGTGGTCATAGAGGAACGAGGCGAGCACGAGCGAACCGTGCATGGTCTCAGAGTTGCTCACGTAGAAGCCGCGGAACAACTCGTGGCCGGGCTCGCCGGGCACTTCGATGGGGTGCGAGTCATCCACGAGGAACACGAACACGTCACGGTCAGAGGCATAGAGCGTGGTCGCGCGCTTCGGGTCCTTTGCCGCGTAGCTCGCGCTCGGGACCTTCCACTCCGGGCCACAGTTGCGCATGACGGCGTCCACCACCTCGATGTCCCAGATACGGCCGTAGCTCGGGCTCGTGATGCACCGCGCTTGTGTGGGCGTCTCCGAGCCCGCGAGGTCGTCACGCGTGATGAGGAGCTTAGCGTCTTGGCGCTCTGCCTTGCTCAAGCTGTAGCTCAGGTTGAGCGCGGCGAGTGGTGCCGGGAGCTTGCGGAGGTACGCGGCCGGCACTTGGGCGCGTGAGCAGAGCTGACCAAAGCTCGCGTGGGTGAGGCGAGCGCCCGAGCCGCCCTTATCCTTGTTGAATACCACGACCTCTTGCTCCATGCCGTCCGCGTCCTTGTCGGCGGCGCGCACGTCGAAACGCTCCAGGGCCGCGCCCGGAAGCTCGCGGCTACGGTTGCGGCGGTCCAAGACCGAGGCGCGGAGCGTGGCCATGTCCACAAAGCGCTGGTCATCGGGGCGGCTCGCCCACTGGCGCGAGACGGTGCCGAGGACGGCCATTTCTTTCACTTCGCGGACTTGGACGGGGCTGGTTTCGGTTTGCGTGTTCATCTTCGTATCTCCTTCGGTCGGCGGCTTCCGGGACCATCCCGGACGGCGTCAACCGTTGATAGAGACACTTTACACTAACCAAATTAAACCGCAAGCTCTTCTATGCTCTTTTTTGAAAAATAATTTAGCTTGCGTTTCTATTCTAGGTGTTCTAGGGGCGGTAGCCGAAGGGTGCGGGCTCGCGCTTCGAGGGGCGCTTAGCGGCCTTGGCCCCAGCGCGCGAGGGCGATGGCGTCCACGACGTTGTGGCGGTAGCTGCGCGCCGGCCAGACCACGCGCTCATGCTCTTCTTTCGTGAGCCCGAGCGGCGGCGCGAGGAACAAGCGCGACTCCAGCGCATCCGTAGGGACGCCACGCTTCCACACGCTCACGGGCGCGCGGGCGATGTGCGCGCTCGGGAAGCCGTTGCGGATGCCCTCCACGATGCGCCCGATGACGAAGCACAGCTCCAAGAGGTCCGAGGTAGCGGCATTGCCGCGCGCCTTGCCGTTCTCGGTCTCGGGCATTTCCACAACGAAGCGTAGCTCATCGCTCGGTTGATAGATGGCCCACGGCCCGGGGCGGCTGATGCCGAGCACAACGGCGCGCATGGTAGCGTCCACGATGTCCGAAGAAAGCGCTTCGGCCGTAGTGGTGCGCGCCCACATCGCATGACGGAGCACGCTTTGCTGGACGACGGCCACGCCGCATGCGTGCACGCCAGGGTCAATGCCGATGTAAATCGCGCTCGGGCTCATACGATGAACGTCCCCTTGATTTCGATTTGGCGCAGCTCGGGGAGCGTGCGCACCACTTCAAGCTTTATTTCGCCGGGCGGCATGATGAGCAATTCTCCGCGTAGCTCGGCTTCTGCCAAGGTCTTCTTGATGGACGCTTCTATCGCGGCGATGCGTTCGTCATCCCACTTGAGCGGAGACAAGCCGTAGCTCGGCGCCGGTATCTTTGTGGGGTAGAGCGCTTCGAGGATGTTGGCCTCCATCTCGACACGCAAGCATTGCAACACGTGGAGCACGTCAACAATGAACCAAAACTCGTCTTGCGTCCACGTGCGCCGAGCGCCGCCCGGTAGCTCGAATTTGGCGCGAGTTGCCGCGGCTAGACGGCGGTCGCGCACGCGGCGTTGCTTGGCGTTCATTCGTGCCCCTCACAGACGCACTTGACCTCGTGCTCCTCCACGTCGCGCGAGCGATAGGTCTCTTGGACCTTGGCCGCTTCGTGTCGCGCGGCCTTTTCGCAAACGTAGACGCCCACGGTCTCGCGGTCGCCATGCCCGTAGCCGTCGCCCCAGCTCTCGATGACCACGTAGACCTTCATGGCTCGTCCGCGCAGCGCTCGGCCACTTCGTCGCAGAGATAGCCGTCCGCGATGGCGCAGTGTTGCACGGCCTCCTTGCAATTCTTGGCCGGGCACGCCTCGTAGCAGATGGCCAAGAAGATGAGCGCCGCGACAGAGCCAACGATTTCAGCCCAAAAATCGTCACGCATCGAGCACCTCTGGCGCAAAGCGCGTGCGTAACTTGTTCATGACCTTGAGGAGTGGCGCCTTTTCGTAGCCAGCTCGCGCGAGCGCGAAGAGCACCTCATCAAGCGTGGCATCCACCGTGCGCTCCACGACGAAACGGCACGTGGCGTCCACCAGCGCGCTCGTGTCGGGCGGCGTCCAGCCCGTGTCCGTCTGCACATCTTGTCCGCGTTCCACAGCTTCACGAAGCATCTTGCTCACGAACGCATCGCGCTTGAGCGCTTCGGGTGAGCGTCTCATAGACACCCCACTTGTTCCAGCACTTCGACACGCGCGAGCACGCCGACCGGGCACGCTTGCCGGAGCGCCGTCTCGGCCGCAAGCTGCGCGCCGTCCACAGAGAAGCTCGTGCGGCGCACGATGACGATGAAGCACGCGCGCAGCTCCACACGCGGCTTCTCTCGCAAGAACCAACGCCGCCACCACGAAGGTTCGTAGCGTGTGGTCTCGTCACGATAGGCCGCCGTGATGGCTTCGGGCGTAGCCTCCAAGAGCTGCGCGGCAATGTCATGCACGGAGCCGCCGCGGTTGCCTCGCGCCATCACGCGTTTGACGCGCGCCCGGAGTTGTTCGTCCGTCTCGTCCGGCTTGCGCTCCACGCCGAGGAGCGTGCCTAAAAAGTCTTCATGGTTCATCGTTCCATCCGTCCTTCACCAGCCGTTGTTTGATTTGGCGCACGCGCTCCTCGCGCCGTTCGTTCTTCTCGGAGAGCTGCCACATGCGGCTAGACGAGCCTCCACACGCTGCCCAGAAGCAACACGGGCATCCGCCTTCGCCCACAAACTTCGCTTGAGCGCGGTCTATCGTGTCTTGCGTGCGCTTGATTTGGCGCAGCAAGTGATACAGCTCCAGCCGTAGCCCGCGAAGCTTGCGCTTCGGGCTACAGCCGAGGAAGCAAAGCAGCTTACGCATAACCCCTAGCCTCATCTTGCAACCTCGCCACGTTCTCCTTGAGCGCGCCCACTTCCTCTTGCAGCTTCGTCACCGCGCCCTCGGCGTGGACGAGCGAGATATGCAGCACGGCCAACTCTCGGAGCAGCTCCATCGTGACGTGCCACGGTTGCGGGCCCGGGCCGTGCACAGTGACGAGGCGCTCCTTGAAGGAGTCCATGAACGCCCGAGCGAGCTTTTTCTCTTCTTCGGTCCATTCGTTAGACATCGGCCACCTCATCGCCGAGCGGCTCCCACAGCCGGCGCATGTAGTCCCAGCGCGCCTTGAGCCACTCGCGCACCTTCGGCTCGTCCTCGGCTTTGATGTTCTTGACGGTGTGGCTCGCGAACATCCCCTTACGCTGGTGCATCATGAAGATGGTCAGCTCCGGCGTTTCGCGCCCGTTCCACTCGGGTCCGGCCGGGTCCCAGTCCCAACGGAAGACCATGTTGTAGTCCTCGTCCGAGTCGCCGAATTCCTCGAAGAACGCCGCCCAGCTCTCCCAAGAGTGCTCGCAATTGTTGCTGTAGTAGTTGGCCGTGGAGCAGTGATACGGGTGCTCCGCGCCCCACAGCTTGCCCGCTTGTCGCCCGGCGAGCCTCCACGCCTTCTCTTCTTTATCGTTCTTGACTGGTGTCTCGTAGTTCATGTCCCCTTCTCCTTTGCCCTGCCAAGGGCGTTTAGCTCACTGCGTTTGTTTAGGCGCTAGCGCTTTTAGCTCTTGCAGGTATTGGCAGAATTCGTCAATACACCGCACCGGAATGTGGATGCTTTCGTGCGCGCCCGTGAGGTCCATGCGCACCTCCACCGCGGCGTGGTTCGGACTGCCTTCGTCCTTGAGCTGCATAAAGTAGCGCCAGAAGTGCCGGCGCGTGAGCTTGTCCACATCCGCCGCGGCGCTTGCCGCAGCGCTGGCCAAGTCCTTCGCCACCGCCCGGCGCCGCTCCAGCTCTAGGCGCTGGAGCGGGCCACAGTTATGACCTTGCTTTTGCTCCTCGCTGCAATGGTCGCACATCGGAAGCGAGCCCGAGCCGGCGCACCGCTCGCAACGTTCGTACTGAAAGCGGAGCCCGAGCGGTGCCTTGAGCGCGCCCGAGCCCTCGCACACGGGGCACATCTTACCGCTCATGATGACGCCCCAAGTTGCACAAGCGGCTCCATCGTGCACCCGCGCCCCACGTGGTCGCACGCTCCGCCGTAGGGGTATTCACTGCACATGCGCGGGCGCTTTTCGTAGGCCGTACAGTCGCCGGTCTCCTTGTTGAGGTGCCGGCACGTGTAATATTCGCCTTGGTCGCCGTTCGGGTACGTCTTGGGCTCGCCGAGCGGGATGAGCATGTCATGGATGTAAACCACGTCCGAGAAGACCTTGCGGCCGTTCATGTCTATCGGCAGCCCTCGCAAAGCCGCTTGCGCATTTGCGGTGATGTCCTTGAGCGTGACCGGCAACGGAAAGCGCCGGCAGCAATGTCCCGTGCACCGGCTCACAGCGGGCTCCTTTCCAGCTCGGCCATGCGCTCGGGCGTGAGCGGCTCCAGCTCGCGGTGCTGCGCCTCGAAGCATACGAAGGCCGGGAGCTTGAAGTGTGCCGCGTCGTGCTTGATGTGCGCGCCGTCGCGGAACGGCGTGTCCAGCCGCGCGCAATACTCGCGCGACCCACCGCCGCCCACCTTCGTGGAGCTGAGAGGCGTAGCAATGAGGTGCCCAAGGTAGTGACGTTGCACGAGCAAGTAGTCACAGATGGCGTTGTCCCCATCGAGCGCGCGCCAGCGCAGCTCCAAGCGCGGGATGGGGAGGCCGTTGTTCTCCGTGATGCTCACCTTGCGGATGTCGCGCCACCTCCACGAGTCCACATACTTCGCATCGTTTTCGGCGCGGAGCTTCTTCTCCAGCTCGTTTTCAAGCTCATTGATGCGCTCGTTGAGCCGTTCTTCTAGCGTTGCCATTAGCAGCACCCCGCGTCCGCGAAAGCGTGCGTGGATGGCTCCGTGTGAGTCGGCGCGTCGAAGGTGAAGTCCGGTGCCTTGCTCAAGTCCGGCTTCTCACCGTCGTTCCCGCGCTGCTCCACGCCGAGCTTGCGCGCCGCTTCGAGGTCCGGCGCGATGACGAGCAACGCGCCTCCGTCGTGCCAGTTGTTCGTGATGTGATTGACGTTGCTCCAGATAAACGCTTTCATCGGTACTTCGCCTCCGCCTCTTCTCGGGTGTAGATTTTGTGGCCTTCGTCGTCTTCGTTGTAGATGTCCGCGAGCGTCTTGCCGGTCATGCGGAAGTGCTCCAGCTCCTCTACGGTGCACCGGCACTCCGGCTTGACCTCGCCCATGAGCCGGGCCTCTTCGTAGCAGCTCGGCGCGAACACCAGCCGTTGTCCTCCGCAACGGCGGCAATAGTTATCGCGGTCACGTATGGCGTTGAGCCCGTGCCATTGCGGCACCGGTCGCCCGTCTTGCCGCGCTCGCGTCTCCGCGAGCCGTTTGGTGAAAACTTCATCGTTCATGGTGCCTCCACCGCGTCGCGGACACGCTTGTATTCGTCGCGCGCCTTGCTGCTACGCGAACATGCGATGTTCACAGCGAGTGGGCATGTGGCCGCGAAATAGACGCCTCGGGCGCTATCACGCACCGGATTGATGCGCCGGCCGCACGAAACGCAGTGCGTCTCCAGCTCCATCGCCTCCACGTGTAAGCCCGTAGGCATCGGATTGAAGTTGATGCGGAAGCGCGGATTCTTGTGCCCGCCATCGCGCGAGTAAAGCTCTATACGCACGAAGGGCCTGAGCTTCGGAAAAAGTGGGTGCTCTGTGAACGTCACATGTCACTCCGGTCTCGGAAGCCGAGAAACACGGGCGAGCGTGGCGCGTCCTTCGCGCCGTGCGGCTGATGTTTGAACTTCACCGTGGCAAGGAGGAGGTCTTCTTGGATGCGCCAGAAATGGTCCTTCTGCACATCCGTCGTGCCCGAGCCGCACCGAAAGGTGAGCTTGCCCGAGCCCAAGCACTCCTCGCACCACGACGTGGAGGAGGTGCGCTTGTCCGCCTTGCACGCGGTGCACGGGCGTTCTTCATTCGGAAATTGGAGGATGAACGCGCCGAGGCGCGAGGTCATGACCAAGCCCTCCTTCGAGCTGGAGCGTTTGGCGTAGCCGCGCTCGTCCCGCTTTTGCTCGTTCTCGTTCACATAGAGCGGCTCAAAGCCGACAACGATTGCCTCCGCATCCTCGAAGCGCTTGACCTTGAGGAGCGCGCCCTCCCGCATCGTGCTCCGGCCCCACTTGTAGAGACCGTTCGGGTCGCGGAGCATGATGCCCTCGTAGCCCTTCTTGAGCTGGTGTTGCTCGTAGGTGGCTAGCTCCTCCCCGCTCGTGATGAGCACGTGCTCCACGGCGCGCACGAAGTGGCGCTCTTGCAAGCGCTCAATCGTAGCGATGTCCAGCGCACGGCGATAGCGCTCTTGGAACGGGAGCGCCGGGTCCGTGTGGTGGTCGAAGACGTTGAACGTGATGCCGTCCGTCTCGCCGTCGTGGCTCATGACGGCGCTCGTCACGTCTTGGAAGGTCTCACCGGCCATCAGCTCGCCGTCTAGGCCCTCCAGCTCGGGGCGCTGGAGAAGCTCGCGGAGCTTCTTGTTCGGGACCGGCTTGAGCGAGCGCGTGAGCGCGAGCCCATCACGCACCACGCACCGGATGCCGTCCAGCTTCGGCGAAGCTACGAGCGGGTAACGCAACGTCTCGAAGTCCGGCAACTCGCTACACGCGAGCATTGGCTTGAAGGTTTTCTCTTTGCTCACTTAAGCACCGTGCCTATCTCGCCGCGCACGAGCCCGAGCGTCTCCCGGATAAACTCCTCCGCCTCGCCCACGCTCTTAGCGTTGACGATGGAACGGCGCACCTCGATGCGCTGCGCTTCCGTCAAGCCCGACATGGCCGTTTCAACCCGCTTCAAAAACTCGCTTGGGAGTTGGCTGACCGGGAAGCGCTCAAAGCTCACTTCTTTTTCTTGCTTGCTCATTTATGTCTCCTCCACGTAGGCATCTGCGTTGAACGAGCCGTGTGGGTTTGGGCCGTCGTCCGCCACGCGTTCTAAGTAACGTCGAAATTTTTCCACTAGCTCGGTGCGCTTCTCCGGCGTGAGGTCTTTGCGCTCACCGTAGAACAACATGCCGTGGCTTCCTCCCGTGAGCCCGGCGCCTACAATCGCCTCAGACACGCGGATGTAGCGCCGGCTCGGGTGTCCCTTCTTGAAATCGTCGTTCATCGCGCCCGCCCTTCCACGAAAAGCTCCCACGTGCGCGGGAAGCGCGCGGCGATGAGCGAACCCACCACGTTCGCGTATTCACGGATTTCCCATTGCGCTTTCTCGTCCATGCGCAACGTGAGGAACGCGAGCCAGTTGCGAAGGTTCGCGCTCGCCCGCATCCGCGAGTAGGTGTTGACCGGGAGCACGAGCCGGGCGACCTCGCGCGCCACGCCCTTGTCCAGCATGCGCCGATACGCCTCGAAGCACTCGTGGGCCGTCTCGCGGATTTCCTCGCGGCACACCGCCGCGACGTAGGCGTCTAGGCCGTCCTCCGAACCCTGCTTATTGTGCTTGCCTTGCTGCGCCTTCTCCAAGCGCTCTTGCGAGGGCACGTAGAACAGCTCGGGCAACTCGATGTAACGCCCGCTCATCTCGTTGTAGCTCTGCGTCCGGTGACGGTGCCACTCGCGAAAGATGAATATAGGCGCTTGCACCTCTATGACCAAGCCGGCCATCTCGAAGGGCGTGGCGTGTTTGTTCTCGTAGAGGTAGCGGAGGAGCTTCTCATCGCCCGCCTTGACCTCGTAGCCCTCGTGCCCGCACACGTTGCATGCCATGGCCGCGACCTCATCGAGGACGTGACCCACGCGCTTGTCGTCTTGCAGCTCGCCCGAGTGCACCCAACGGATGGACTTGCACTTCGTGCAATAGGCGTTTGGTCCCCAGCCGAGGAAGCCCTTGCCCGTGGACATGCGTGCCGCTTCTACGATGCGCTCGTCCGAGCCCCAGCCCTCCACGAGCTGGACGTAGCCGTGGTCCAATACCTTCACAGGCTCCAGACTCATGCGACGCTCCGCCGCACGAAGCCCTCAGCCCGTGTCACCTTCGCCATCTCCGCCGTGACAGCGCTCGCGAGCTTGGGGCTCACCGGGCGCACCACGTCCCGCAACGCGGGCAGGGAGAAGCTCTGCACTTGCTCAACCGTCCAGCCGAGCGCCGTTGCAATGCGTTCGCGCAAGCTCACTGTAGCACCGTCCCGCCAGCGGCTTCGATGAGCGCTTGTGCCGTGGGATACTTGCTCACCCACGACTGGTAGTCACCGCGCGGCACGTCCGGGATGATGTGCCACGTGTCGGGCTCTTCGGCCGGCGCGATGATGCTCGGCTTGTTGCGGATGTAGAGCTTGACCATCCGCCCGTTCCAATAGTCCAACGTGATTTCGCGCGTGCCCTGACCCAGCTCGCGGAACTTGAAGTCCTCGGGCTTCGCCTCGTGGCGCTTGTCGTAGTGAATGAGCCCCATGCCCATCCCGGCGCTCGCGTTGCACGCAAGGGCCGCCATCGTCTTCACTTGTTCATCGGTCGCTTTGAATTTCATTTTTGTTTCCCTTCTCCGTTGTCTGCCTTATGCGGTCGCTTCGGGTGCCGTGGGCTTGGCGCGCGGCATGGCCTGGAACCACGTGCCGTTCGTGTCGCGTTTCGTATCGAGCACGAAGCGAGAGCCGTCCGCCGTGATGAGCGTGCCCTCCTTCATTAGCTCTTGCGTGGCGCGCCGCGCGCTCGGGAGCGGCATGCCGCACGCATCGGCGATGTCCGCATAGGACACCCACGTCCCCGCTTTGTCTGTGAGGTACTTGGAAATCTTCTCTTGTTGCTGGTTTGCTTTTGCCATGAAATGGCCTCCTTGGATAAAGACGCTAGCGCCTCCAGAATAGAAACGCAAGCGGTTGTGAGAGATTTTTTATAGCGGGCGGATGTCGAATTCGTCGGACGTGCAAATCTCCTCGTCCGGTTTGCCGTCCTTCGTGCCCGAGAAGAGCCCGGCCCACATTTCCTTGCCGTCGTCATCGAAGCACACATAAAGCGGCTCGCCGAGTAGCTCCGCCTCCGTGCCCGCATCAAACCACGTGTCCGGCTTGGCGAAGTAGCGTTGCGGTGGAGGTGTGGGCGGCACGCCAGCGGGCAACCTGATGGTGCTGACCTTTGGCTCCGTCATGTGATGTCCCACTCAATGACGCTGATGCGGTGGTCATCATCGCACTTGCGCTCGCGCAACGCCTCCATGCACTCGTCCGCGGCCTTCTGCGCCGCGATGCGGGAGTAGAAGATGCCGCGGATGGTGCCGGCCGGGTTCGTCTCCTCTTCGTAAACGTAGACCTCGTGCACGATATAGATTTTGCCGGAGAGGAATTGCCGCACGCGGTCAGCGAGCTTGCTGGCCACGGCGCGCTCCACGCCGCCTACGTCCCCGCCCGTGACCACCTCACGGAGCGCCAGCTCTTGCCGCGCCGTGACCTCGAAGGTGCGCGTGAGGTTACCGTCCGGCTGGACCTTGCCGCCCACCTCCCAGACGTGCGTGCGTTGAATGGTGTTATGCAGGAAGTGCGTGGTCATGCCGCTTTCTCCTTTGGCACCCACGGAACGAGGACGCCGTTTTGATAGACTGGGTCAGCTCCTTTGTACCAGCGCTCCATGAGCGCGGGCTCTGCCTTGCTCTTCACATCGGGCGCGTAGCGGCGCCCGGCCTCCAACATCACCGCGGCCAGCTCGTGGGCCGCATCGTGCGCGCGGTGCTTCGGCACCTCGGCGATGATTTCGTCATGCACGAACGCTACGACGCGTGAGCCTTCGAGCGCGCTCGGCTTGCTATCATCCGCCCAGCCCAAGGTGCGCTCGCCTGTGTAGCAGCGCATCACCGCTTCGTAGGTGGCGCACTTGCTCATGTCCGCGGCCAAGCCCTGAAAGAAGCCGTTAGCCGTGTCGGAGAAGCCCATGCCGCCGCGCACGCGCCGCGAGATGAATTGCCGCACCCATCCCTCTTGACTGACCGAATCAACCCAACGGAAGTAGGCGCGAGCTTCGGGCCACATCGCGAACCATTGTGCGCGCACCTCTTCGGCTTCCGCGAGCGTGTAGAATTCTGGCGGGTCTTGCGAGCGCATGTGCCCGACGAAGCGCGGCGCACCCATGCCTCCGGGGAAACCGAAGTTCGGGCCCTTGGCCTTTTGGCGCTTGTCGGACACGAGCGCGTCACCGGCCTTGCGGCGGCGCTTGCCCTCCTCATAATCGATTTTGAGCATTTGCTCGCACGCGAAGAGGAGGTGGGGGTCAAGGTCTTCATTCAGTGCATTCGCTAGCGCATTTGGTCCGACGCTCCACAGCATCACTTGCGCGAACGTCACAAGCTCTTGGGCGCCATAGTCCACGCTCACGAGGTGATAGCCCTCGCGCGCCACGTAACACTCGCGAACCTTCCCCTTGCGCGGGAGGTTTTGAATGTTCGGGTCATAGCTCGTAGAGCGCCCGGTGCCGGCGAGGTCGTAGCGTGCGTGTACCACGCCGCCCTTGAGCACGGGCACGTAGCTCGTGAGCATCTTTTCCGAGTGCTTGTAGTCCTTCCATGGCTTCAAGCGCTCATCGTCGCAGCCCTCCACCGTCTCCGAGTCCGTGGCCACTTGGCCCTCGGGGAACTTCGAGGACGGGTCCGTGCGCGGGACCGGGAGCCCTTGCGCTTCGTAGGCCGCGGTCACGAGCGCTTGGAGCACCTTCGTGTTTGTTTTCCACTTCTCGCCCGTCTCGCCTGCGTCGCGTTCCTCTTTCGTGAGCTTGCGAAGCTCGATGAGCGGGAGCGTTTGAATGGTCGTCTCTTTGAGCTTCTCCCCCTTGCGCGTGTAGGAGCGCGTGACCGGCACATCCATCGTGAGCTTTGAGAGCCCTACTTGCTGCTCCTCTAAAGTCGCTTGCAACTCTATTTCATACTCACACGCCGCGGCGGGGTCCGTCGCGAAACCCCACGCGCTGATGAGGTGGAGCGCCCAGTAGGCTTTGCATTGCTCGGAGAGGTTCGCGAGCGGGCCGCGCTTGTCCTTGAGCGCTCGCGCCCATTGGCACTCCGCCACGCCGCCCGTGCTGCGCGCATCGAGGAGCGCATAGTCCTTGTACTCGGGCGGCCATTCGGCGAGTGGGACGCCGCGGAGCCACGCGTAATTCTCGCGCGGGCCGCCGTCCTTGTTCAGCTCCCAGCCAAGATACTTCTTGGTCATGCGCTTGAGGCCGTACCAGCCCGCGCCCTTCGGCGGCCGGCGTCCATCGGGCATGCGGTTGAGGCACCCGTCCGCCGTGTCCATGAGCTGCTCTGAGAGCTTGCAGTCCCAGACGCGCATGCGGTCGTAGAGCTGGCGGATTTTCTTGAAGAGGTGCATGGAGCCGGACTCACGCACCATCACCGCAAAGTCGTAGGGACCGTTTTGCGTGGCGATGATGAGCGGGTCTTCGTCGGGCGAGGCGAGCGCTTCGTCAATGAGCGCCTCCAGCACCGCCACGGCTTGGTCAATGCCGTAAAGCGAGGTTTCGCCGTCGCGGTGTAGGCTCAAGCAGACGAGCCGCGGCACCATGTTCGCGGACGCAAAGGGCTCCGTTTCCGTGTCGAAGGCGGCGAACCTCATCGTGCGCTCCTCGCCTTCCACAAGAGGTCATGAAGCTCGCGGATGAAGCCTTGCAAGTAGGTGATGCGCTGGCGGAGTTGCTCGTTCTCCTTGCGCGTCGCGTTCTCCTCTTCGAGCGAAGCGAAGAGGCGCACCTCAAGGTTCGTCGTCATCACGAGCTTGGCGCGCTCGATGGCGAGGTCCAGCTCCGCGCGTAGCTCGGTCGCGAGCTTCTCCGCTTCGGAGTCCTTGAGCCGGAGCGTGAAGGTCACGGGCTCCAGCTCGCGCTTGCCGGGCTTGATGTCCATGAACACGCGCGGCCCTACGCCGCTGGTTTTTTTCCGCTTGCGCTTCATGAGAGCACCTCGTGGAGCTTGATGGAAAAGGTGGTGAAACGACCTGTAGAACATTTGAGCAACGCGCGGTGCGCGCTCTCCTCGCTCTTGTAGAGCCCGAGCAAAGTGTCATGGCCGCTGCAATCGGGCTGCTCTTCATGGCGCCACACGGCGAAGACGTGCGGGCGCTTCATCATGTCCGCCTTCTCTGCCCGAGCGGCGTGCTCGCGCGCCTCGGCGGCGCTCACCTTCTTGCCGGTCTCCAGCTCGATGCGAACGCGCGCCGCGAGGCCGCCCGGCCGCTTGCGCGTCGGTAGCTCCATCGCCTCTTCTTCGTCTTGTTCTGCGTCCGCGTCGTAGCAGCCTTCGTGCACGTAGGCGCTGTGGACATTCGAGCGGCGTATCTCATCGCCCGCATAAATACGGTCTTCGCACGCTGGACACGTGCTGCCAAAACTCGCTTGCATGTTTATCCCTTCTCTTTCTTGTCGGCTTAGCCAGGGCCGCAAGAACCGCCGAACGGGGGGGGGGTCATTCGGAGGTTCTTGTAGCCGGCCAAGTCCTGACCACCACCGCTTGAAGCGGGCAGCATAGGCGGTGGTGGTCAGGATGGCAGGGTCACGGAGAAGGGATTTCTTACGCGACCTGACTGTTAGTACCACCTTCCGTCACCGCAGTGAAGTCCACAGCGGTGAAATCGGAGCCTTTGTTCGTGGTGACGTTCGTGGCGATGGCCTTGAGGCGCTTGCCGGCCGCCGCTTGCTTCTTCTCGTCCGTGACGAGCGCGAGCAAGTCCCCGTCAATATCCGCGGGGTCGTCCGTGCCGAAGGCCGGCATGAGCACCTTTTTGATGTTCTTGAAGTAGAACGGATTCGGCGAACCGTCCTTGAGCTTCTTCTTGATGACGTGGTCAATCACGGTGCCGGCCGGGCGCGTGGCCACTTGGCTCTTGATGACCTCGAAGGCGAAGATGACCGTGTCCACGCCCTTGAACGTCTCCTCCGCCGAGCGGAATTTGACATGCTTGATGACCAGCTCGTCATAGGTGCCGGGGATGAAGTAAATCCCCGAGCCGGAGCCGTCCATCTTTTCGTTCTCGATGCCTTCAAACGGGTTCTTTGCCATATCGTTCCTCTTTCTCTTTTTGTTCGCCTAGCTCTACGTCCCGGCACCATGCCGAAGCGTTGATGCGATAGCGTGTTTAACCCAAAGTCCAGCCCCGTGCAACACACGAGAGCAACTTTTGTGGTGCCTTGAAAGTCTCCGTGCTGTAGCGCGCGCGCTTGACCGCCTCGGCCATGGACCGAAAGCTCACGTCCGTGTGCGCCAAGAAATCGCACCACACCGTCTCCGCGAGCTGCTTAGCGCGGTGCGTGCGCCCTAGGAGTTGCTGCCAGGTTTTGCCGTTCGGCATCGGCGTGAGCACGAGGTTATTGTGCCACGCTTGGAGGTTCTTGCCTTGGTAGTGCGAGCGCGTGGAGAGCACGAGCGAACGCCGCCCGGCCTCCTTGCTCTTCGCGTAGGCTATCAGCTCCTCCGACGTGCCGCCCTCGTAGACGCTCGCGCCAGCGCGCGCGAACCACGAGAGCACGGCGTCATGCTCGCACCACACGAGCCCGGGGTGCTCGCTACGCTCGGCGTCCTCCATCCACTCCATCGCCCACACGAGCGCGAAGTCCGAGAGCCACACGGGCTTCGTCTCGGGCTCGGGCTTGACCCGTTGCTCGTCCCATTGCTGGAGCGTCGCGAGCGCCATGTCTTGGATGCTCTTTGGCAGCGAGCCCGCGCGCGTCGCGTTGCGCACGCGCAGCTCGCTATCTAGCTGGGCGTTGCCGCGCCGGCAAATGTCGCGCACGAGCTGACTCCACGCCGAGCGCGCGCGGAGCCACTCTTGGTCCGGTCGGCCGTCCTTCGTGACCTTGCTCCAGTCCCATACGTAGTAGAAGCCCAAGGACAGCTCGCGCATGCGCTGCGCCCATCGCGCGCCATCGGGCACGGGCTCCATGTCCGGCGTGACCCACGCATCGTCCAAAAGCGCTAGCGCATCTAGTACGTTCTTCGGCGTCTCAAGGTCGCGCCGCGCCGTCACGATGAGCGGCGTCTTGATGCTTTCGACTTGCGCGAGCATGAAGCCCGAGGTCTCGGACATGCGACGCTGTAGCCCCTCGCGCGCGCTTTCGCCGTCCTCGCACAGCTCCAGCAACGCGCCGGGCGGCATGCGCTCCAGGGGGTCCACGCCCGCATCCACCGCGTTCGCCCAGTCTTCAAGCTCGACCCACTTGGTAGGGAGCGGGGCATCATGCGGGTGCGTCCAAAGCAGGATGTGCCAGAAGTCCCGGAGGCTCTTGTCTGAGAGCGTGCCGGTCATCGCGATGACCTTCGTCTCAGGGTGTTCCTTCATCCACACCTTCACGCGCTTGCTGCGCGCGCTGGTGAGGTTTTTGAGGTTGTGGGCCTCGTCCACGATGAGCACGTCCGGGCGCAGCTCATTGAGGATGTCCGCTTTCTTCGCCGTCTGTAGCTCGCTGTACGCCACGAGCTTTAGATTTGGGTGAATGCGGTAGTGCTTAGAGAGCGTCGGGATGACGGTGCCGGTCATCTCCGCCTTGACGCTCGGGGGTAACAACATCACGGGGCGCTCGCATTGGATTTGCGGCCAAAGCTCCCGCGGCTTTTGGTCGGTCACAAACAGCGGCGCTGCCCAGCTCTTGCCGGCGCCTACGTCCAGCGAGATGAGCAAGCCTTCGTGCTCGGCGGCATCCACGAGCATCGCCGCTTGAAGCGGGCGGAGGGGGAGCGGGCTCGGGCCATGTCCACCGTTCGCTCCGTAGAGCAAATCAGACACGACCGTGGCCAGCTCCTCCCCCGCCGCTTCATCCTCCAAGACCTCCATGGCCCTACGCGGCAGATTCTTCACACGGAGGAATTCCGCACTACGGATGACCCCACGCTCCCGAAGGGAGCGGGAGAGGCCCGAATTCCTTGACATGTTATCAAGGAACCCTTTCTCCGCTAGAATCTGCGCTACGAGCTTGGAGGCCATGGCTTACAGCTCCGGCAGCTCTTCGACGGCCGGGGCGGCTTTCGTTGCCGCGGGCTTCGGCGCCTTCTTGCCGGGGCCCTTCTTCGCCGGGGCCGGCGCGGGGGCTGGTGCCTCGGGCTCTTCGCCCTTCATCTCGGCATAGGCCGCCTTGACCGCCGCGAGGGCGGCGAGCACTTGCGTGTTGGACGCGGCGAGCGCTTGCTCCGCCTTCTCCAATGCCTTCTCCAAGGTTTGAAGCTGCTTTTCCGAAACCACTGATACGCCTTTGACTGCCATTTTTCCTTCTCCTTTTGCTCTATCGTCTACGGTATTATAGACGTGCTAGCTCTTTTATTACTCGTTCGCGGGCTTTGTCAACTTCTCCCACAAAATATCCATGCCGCGGTGCTCGGTCATCTCCATCGTGCCAGCGATGAACGACGCGGCGCGGTTGCCGTGCTTCTCCACGAGGTGCTCCGCCGCGGTCCGGTACGTCGTGAACGTCACGGTCTGCCCCGTCCAGCGCTCGCATTGAGCGCACGACCATTGAAGTGCTTGCGCCATTAGATGCCCGAAGCCTGAATGTAGCTCGAAGCGCGCGGCGCGAGCACGTTGACCGCCACCTCGGCCGCGAGCCCGGTCATGGGCGCGCGCACGTTCTTGCCGCCGAGCAGGGCCGGGTCTTTGTCCACGGTCTGCGCGATGAGGTCCATGACGCGCTTTTGGACTTCGCCGAAGCGGAGCGCCTCGTTCCAGTCCTTGCCGTTCTTCTCGAATTGCAGACGCAGCGCTTCGACCGCGCCGCTCACGAGGTCCGCGACAAGCATCGTCTCACGCTTGGCGCCCTTCACGGGCTCGCAGCCCACGAAGAGGTTGAACCCTGCGCCGCTCGGTGCGGCGGGCTTTGTGGTGGTCTCCTCTTTGCTCTCACGCATGGCGCGCTCACTCGGGCGCTCGGCCTTCGAGGCCGCCACGGCGTTGAGGATGGTCTCGTTTGTGACGGTCGCAGCGCCCGCGGCAATGCTCTCCGAGAGCTTGCCCTTTTTGACCTTGACCTCTTCGGGCTTCGCTTCAACCGGCGCTTGTGCCGGGGCGCTCGGCGCCGCGGTCGCTTCCTTCACGGTCGCAAACGGGCTCGCTTGCGGCGCTGGCGGATTCATCGCCGGGGCGTCTCCCTTGGTCTCGGTCTTCTTCGTTTCCTTCGCCTCTTTCATCAAGCTGTCTGCCAATTTTCCCACGGTTCTTTCTCCTTCGCCTGTAGCGGCATTGTTTGCGCGTGGACCTCTGTAGTCCACACAGTAGCTTCGGTGGGGACATCCCCCGAAGGCATCGCAATGGTCTTCGTGCGCCGGCACTTGAGCAAGGCTCGGGCGCTTCGTGTGTTGGATGTGCATCAGCTCCACGACGGGGAGCAGCTCGTCACGCCATTGCGTGGTGGCTTGCTCCTTCGTGATGAAGGTGGCGACGGGCACGGCCGGGAGGCCGTTCTTTTGGTAGTAGACCCACTTGAGGTTGACGCCCTTTTGCACGTCAAAACGGCGGATGAGCGCGAGCGCGTAAGCGAGCGCTTGCGGGTCCTTCGAGAGGTACTTGCGCGCCGGGCCCGTGTCCTCATCGGCAGACAGCGCCCAGCCGTTACGCGCATAGCGCGAGTAGTCACCCGTCGTCTTGTGGTCGTAGAGGTCCACAACGTCCGGTGGCGGCCCGTCGTCCCAGCGCTCGTCCGTCTTCTCGATGGTCGGACCCACGAAGAGGTCTTGGGTCCCGGTGAACGTCGGGCCGTTCGGCCACGCCACGAAGGAGAAGGGTGCCTCCACTTGCATGCCCGGTGTGCCCGGGAGTGGAAGGTGCTTGAGGCCCGTCGCGGCCAAGCGTTCCTCGGGCTCTGCGTTTGGACCTACCCGCGGCACGATGCCGTGCTTAAGGTAGCGTTCCAGATGCGCATGCACTTTTGTTCCAAAGAGAAGCGCCGGGCCCACAGGCGCGTCAATGCCCACCACTTGCTCGAAGTAGTGGCGGCGCTGACACGCCATGATGCTCTTGAGCGTCGTGGCGCTGTAGCGCGCGGGCTTGCCGTTCAAGGGCTTCGGCGGGACGTGTCCAGCATGAAGGTGTTGCGCAATCTCTGCAATTTTCATAGCGCTTCGTCTTGCCCTTCTTCTTTGGTGCCAGCGTTTTTAACCGCTCGCGAGTTTATTTGCAATGGCGGAGGAAGGTCCGCCAGCTCTTTTTTGTCCACGAAGACGGCCGTCTCATCGGCGCGCGCCATCACCGCACGCACCACGGCCTCACCGCCAAAGCCAAGGCGCTCGGCGTAATACTCCAAGTAGTTCATGCGCACGCGCCAGTAGTGGCGCGTGGCTCCTTGGCGTTGCACCTTGGCCTTGCCGCTTGAGATGGTCTCCAGCGCGGCCAAGAAAGGCTCCTCACTGGCCATGCGGTAGCTCGGGCGGAACGCCTCCCATGTGGTCGTGATGCAATCGAGCGTGACCCACAGCTCGCCGTCTTTCGAGAAGAGCCCGTGGGAGAGGTGGCTTTGCGCCTCGGTGCCGCCCTTGCTCGCGGTGCGGTTCGCGCGCAACGCGTGGGTGATGAACCACGAGAGGAGCTGAGAGGTCAGCTCATCGCCGACCACGAGCTTGAACAAGGCTTGCTCGGCGTTGCCCTCCACGAGGAAGCGCCGGCCAGGCTCGGCGATGGTGCGCGTCTTGGCGAGCCAAAGCGCGTGCTCTGCAATCTTGTTGTGCTCGCGCCACGAGTCCAACTCTTCGCGCGGGAAGCTCTCAAGGTACTTCACCGGCTCTTGCCCGGCTTCGATGAAGAGCAAGCGCTCGGCGATGGCGTGGATGTCCGCCTCCGTAAGCTGGGAGCCTTTCTGGCCGAAGTCCTTGAGCGGGTTGTCCGAGTTGGCGGCCACGAACAAACGCACGTAGCCCGAGCATTTGACGTTCGGGAGAAACTTGCGGCGAATGGTGATGTCCGGGTTGCTCACGAGCTGGCGCAACTCGGCGCCGAGGCTCTTGCCGTAGAAGCGCGGTAGCTCTTCGTCTGCGAAGATGAACGGCGTCTCCGCAAGGTCGCCATTGAAACTTGAGGCTAGTGTCTCCTTTGCGTCGGCTGGCGAGCCCCTCAGCCACAGACGTGAGAGCCCGTGGGCTAAGAGGTTCTTGCCGGCGTTTTTCGGGATGACGAGCATGAGGATGGAGAGCGCCTTGTCCGTTTGTGGTACGGCGGCAATCCAGTCCACGAGCTTCTCCCCGCCGAGGAGGAGGAGCCACTTGTGGATGGCGGGGTGTTCTTTCGGCTCCAGCATGCGCCGCGGCCCGAGTGCCTCCACAAGGTGGCGGTCTCGGCGGTCGAAGTAGGTTTGCGACGCGAGGTAGCTCGCGCGGATGCCCGCGGCGTGGACGGCGTGCTTCTCCAAAATCTCGGGGAGCTTGAGCGGTTTGAATTCTTGGGCGTCTTCGTCGAAGCGGCGCCGGCTGATGCCGCACGAGGCGAGCACCGCGCGCGCCACACCTATCGTCAACTCGCGCGTGTGGAAGGGGCGAGGGAAATAGCGGTTCACCATCCACACATAGGTGTGCTTGTCGTTCAGCACGAAGAGCTGGCGCTGTAGCTCTTCGGACGTGAGCCCTTGTTGCTTGGCGAGGATGACTAACTCCTCCTCGCTGATGCCGCTTTGGCGCTGCCCGTCTGACCACTCGCTGATGTGACGGGCTTCTTCTTCGGTGACGAGCACGTGCCCGAGCGGATTGCGCGCCTGCGTCCGGCGCCACTCGACTTGTTCAATCGCCCACTCGCAGAGGGTCCGGGGGTCCGGGATGTTCGGCTTGATGGGGTCGTTCGGGTCTTCGTCGTGCGAACGCTGGAGCGTTGGGAGGAGGAGCGCGGCGAGGAGTGGGCGCGGTTCATGCTGGAGGAAGCGGTTAGTGAAGATGCCGAGCAAGCCTGTGAGGCCGTTGTCCCGGTGGCCCTTCTTGAGGGCCGCGGCGTGTGCGATGGCTTCGAGCGCGAGCCGCGTGTCCCACTGGAGGCGGTCATTGCCTTGGCCGATTTGCGCGCACTCCAAGCGCAACGTGTTCACCAGCTCGGCAGGGAGACCGAAGCGTGAGCCCTCCACCTCATGGACGGGCGTGTAGATGGTCGGTTGCTTCCTCTGGTGCTTGGCGCCGTAGCGCTTGAAGCGCTGCTCCACGGGCATGAGGTCCCAGACCTCAAGCACGTCTTTGTAGATGGCGAGTTGGCTCGGGTCTGTACCGTGAAAGCCCGCGGCAAAGGTGGCGACGCGGTCAGGGTGCGCGGCCGGGAGGCGCATCAAGCGCTCGGGGTTGTAGCACGTGGAGTCGCAGATACCGTCAAAGATGCCTTGGTTGATGGCGTGGTTTGCCTCCCGCCAGCGGTCCAAGCCCTCGGGGCCGGGGAGCACGTCCTCCGCGAGCGGTATCCACACGCGGTAGCCGAGCCGGGTTACATCGTTGTGACTGTGCGTCGTGTGCCACAGGTAGGCCGTGTCCGAATTCTTCAACCGGTCTAAGCCAGCGAAGAAGGTACGGCGAAAGATACCGGAGCGCACCTTCCAAGCATGTTCGGTCTCCTCGGGCTCCGGCTTGGCATCAAGGTCCATCACGAGCATGGAGCGTGAGGCGACATGAATGTCCCCACGCTGACCGTCATTCGTGCCCGCCATGATGAGCGGGACCTCTTCGCGCTCGGCGGTAAGCTTCAATGGTTTGGTGAAGCCTGCGATGGCGTCCTCTGGCCACTCGAAGGTCACGCGTTTAGACTCTTTCGCCATGGTGTTGGCGAAGTGCTGGACTGCTAGTATGCGCATGTGCCCGCTCCTTTGAGCTGTGTGCGTGCCATAGGCTGGGGCGCATTGCAACAAGGCTTGTCTCTTTTTGTCATGTCGCGGTGCATAAACGTCACCAGCTTATGGGATAGCTACCCTCCCGGCATAGATGGGGGGTATCTATCTATCTCTACACGTGGGGTGTTGACCCTTAGAAATAGAACATAAGGATGCGGGCGCCCGCTACTTCCTTATTATCTATTTCTAAGGGTCAACACCCCACGTGTAGAGATAGATAGATAGGGGGTATCTGTCCCGGGAGGGTATCTATCCCGTGAGGGTGTCCTATTCTTCGCAACGTGCGGCGCGCTTGCGGGCCGGCGAGCCGTGTGGTCTTCTTGGGCTATGCATGCTCACTTGCAAGAGCGCTCCGTGTGCGTGGACGATTTGCGGGCTGACCCTCGCAATGCCCGCAAGCATGGCCGGCGCAACATCAAGGCGCTCAAGTCCTCGCTCCTTCGGTTCGGCCAGGTTGAGCCGCTCATCGTCCAAGAGCGGACCATGCAACTCATCGCCGGTCACGGTCGGCTCCAAGCGATGAAGGAGCTAGGCTTCTCACATGCGCGGTGCGTGGTGCTCGATGTCTCGGACAAGCGCGCTCGCTCTCTTGGCGTGGCGCTCAATCGGACGGCCGAGCTTGCGGAGTGGGACTTTGATGTTTTGGCCTCGCTCCTCCAAGAGGCGCCGGACGATGGGCTCGGGCTCGAAGACCTCGGCTTCGTGCAAGAGGAGCTGGACGCCATGTTGCTCACGGTCGAAGACCTCACGGGCGACAAGCCGCAGAAGGTGAAGACCACGGTGACGCTCAAGGTCGTGTGTGCGCCGGGCGATGCCGGCGAGGTGCAAGAGGCCATCGAGCGCGCGCTTGAGGAGGCCGGACTAGAGGCCGAGGTCAAGTCCTGAACGCAAAGCGTAGTTGACGCGCTAGCGCTCTTTAGGCACCCTTCGGTGCATGGACACCCCTAAGCAGAGATTTGAGCGTCAAGACGCCTACTGGGAGACGGAGTTGGACGCGCTCATCGTTCGCTTCAATGCCCGGCCGGTCAATGACATCGTGCGCCTGGCGTTCAGGCAACAACTTCGCCAGCTCGCCGAGCGCTCGGGTCACATGGGCGGCATGCCGGCGATGAAGCGCGCGCTTGAGCGCCGCGGCGTGGTGCTCTCGTGAGCGGTAAGAAGAAGCCAGGCCCGGCACCGGGCACGGGCGGCCGGGCGAAGAAGCCGGTGGACTTCGCCGCTTTGGACAAGCTCCTCGCGATGCAAGGCACGGCGGAGGAATGTGCGGGCGTGCTCAATGTTTCGGTGGACACGTTGGATGCGCGCGTGCGTGAGAAGTTCGGCATAACCTTCGCGGAGTATGCGGCACCAAGAAGAGCTAGCGGAAGAATGAGCCTGCGCCGAGCGCAGTTTGTGACGGCGGTCCAGAAGCAAAACCCCACGATGCTCATTTGGCTCGGCAAGAACGTCTTGGGCCAGACGGACAAGCAAGAGATTACGGGCGCGGGCGGCGCACCGCTCGTGCCGGCGAAGGCGCTACCCGACTATTCGCAGCTCACTACGGAGGAGCTGCGCACGTTCCTCGCGCTTGCTGAGAAGGCGCGACCGAAGGGGCAGAGCGGCGAAGAGCACGAGCCCGAGGCGGGCGAAGATGCCGAACCATCCGAATAGGCTCCAGCGCGTGCCCCACGCGCCGCGCGGCGATGCACCGCGCTCGTTCTACGCAAAGCAAGGCGCGGCACGACATCCGGTGAAGATGCCGAGCGCCTATGTCGCGGACGTGGCCGAGCTGGAGCGCGAGTTGCTCCCGCGCTCGTTCAGGGACTTCGTGCCGCGGGCGTTCCCCTACATCGAGAAGAGCGAGCAGTACGTCCACGGCACGCACGTGGATGTGGTGTGCGAGCACTTGCAGGCGTGCGCGGACGGGCAAATCCCCCGCCTCGTCATCAACATCCCGCCCGGCCACATGAAGAGCATCTTGGCGTCCGTGGCGTTCCCGGCGTGGGTGTGGTCGCGCCAGCAAGCGCGCTACCGTGAGGCGTGCAACCTCAGCGGACCTCATGCGCGCTTCATCTTCACGTCCTATTCAGACGACTTCGTCAAACGTGACTCGTTAAAGACGCAAGCACTTATAGAAAGCCCTTGGTATCAAGAGCGGTGGCCGCTCGGGCTGGAGCTGGCGAACACCACCGAATTCGTCAACGAGAAAGGCGGCTGGCGCCTCGGCGTGGGTACGGGCGGCGGCGTCACCGGCAAGCACACGCATTGGGCGATTGCGGACGACCCTTTGAAGGCGCAAGAGGCGCACTCGAAGGCCGCGCGCGAGGCGGCCGTGCGCTTCTGGCAAGAGACGATGACCACGCGCATGCTGCCCGGCGCGTGCCGCATCGTCGTGATGCAGCGCTTGCACCAAGACGACCTCACGGGCTTCTTGATCAAGGAAGGCGGCTATGAGCTGCTCATGCTGCCCGAGGCATTCGAGAAGAAACGCGCGTGCGTGACGGTGCTCGGGCTCGCGGACAAACGCGAGAAGGAAGGGGACCTCCTATGGCCCGAGCGCTTCCCGGAGAGCGCCCACAAGGTGCGCGCGAAAGAGCTGGGCTCGTTCGGTAACGCTGGCCAGCTCCAGCAACGCCCGGCACCCGAGGAGGGCGGCATCGTCAAGCGCGCCGTGCTCAAGCGGTGGAACGCCGCGAGCCTCCCGCCCATCTTCGATTTGATTTGGCAGTCGTGGGACCTCACGCTCAAGAACACGAACGACTGGGTAGCAGGCGGCCTCTTCGCTTCGAGCGGGCCGAACGTCTACCTCCTCAAAATAACGCATGCGCATTTATCCTTCACCCAGATGATTGAGAGCATCAACATCATGCGTGAGGCGAGCCGCGGCAAGCCGCCCTACATCGTCATCGAGGATGCGGCGGCCGGCGCGCCCGCGGAGGACACGCTCCGACTGGACGGTGTGGACGGCGTCATCCTCATGCGGCCCGAGGGGTCGAAGCTCATGCGGCTTCACGCCATCGTGCCGTTCCTCGAAGCCGGGAATTACTACATCCCCGAATCGCCGAACGAAGACCCGAAGGACCCGGTCAACGCCTACGTTGACGAGCTAACCACCTTCCCGAATGCGACCCATGACGACCAAGTGGACATGACGACGCAAGCCGTTTTATGGTGGCGCAAGCATCGTGCCGACTCCTATACCTCCATGGAGTTGCCCGGTGGTGAGCGGGAGAGCCCTAACGTCTACTCGTTCTAACGGAGCAACATGAGCAACGAAGCTAAGCTGGCGTATGACATCCTAGGCACAACGGGTCTCAAGCAGACGGGCGGCTGGGTCCTCGAAGAGTTTTTGCGCCAGCTCCGCGGCCCGCGTGGCGCCGAGCTTATCAAGGAGATGACGTGGAACAGCGCGCAAGTGGGCGCCGTTCGCACGCTGATACATACGCTAGCGCGTCAAGTGGAGTGGAACGTGGAGGCGGCCAAGGAGCCGACCGACCCACAGCAAGCGCAGCTTGGCGAACGCTTGGTCCGCACGAGCAAAGACGACATGGAGCATAGCTGGCACGCCTTCATCACGGAGGCGCTCAGCCACTACGATTACGGGTTCAGCTTCCACGAAATCGTCTACAAGCTCCGCCGCGGCCCCAAGGGCTTGCCCATCACGCGCAGCAAGTTTGATGACGGGCTCATCGGCTGGCGCAAGGTGGAGCTGCGCTCACAAGACTCGCTCGACCGCTGGGAATTCAACGAAGAGCACGAGCTTGAGGGCTTCTGGCAGCGTGACCCCTACGCCAACTCCTACAGCTTCATCCCGAGCAACCGCGCTATCCACTTCCGCACGGAGACGTTCAAGAACAACCCGGAAGGGCGCTCGGGCTTCCGCAATGCGGTGGTGAGCTACCTCCGCCTCAAGCACATCGAGGATGTGGAGGCCATCGGCGTAGAGCGCGACCTCGCCGGCATGCCGTTCCTCCAAGTGCCGCCCGAGATTTTGGCGCCAGGGCAGAATGCCGAATATCGCGCGTTGCGCACGGCGCTGGAGACGCAGCTCGGCCAAATCAAGCGCGACCAACGCGACTTCATTTTGATGCCGGCCGAGGTCAACAAGGACGGCAAAAACACGGGCTTCAAGTTCCAGCTCTTGGCCAGCTCGGGCACGCGCCAACTGGACATCGTTGCCATCAAGAACAGTTACAAGACGGACATCCTGATGACCGTCTTGGCGCAATTCCTCCAGCTCGGCGTGGCCAGCATCACGGGCTCTCGTTCGCTCGCCTCTAGCTCCACGGACCTCTTCACGCTCTCGCTCGGCGCGTTGCTCGACAACATGCAAGAGACCATCAACGCGCAGCTTGTAGACCCGCTGTGTGAGCTGAACGGCATTGCGGCGGAGAACCGCCCGCGCATCGTACACGGCGACATTGAGACGCCGGACCTCGGGCCGCTTGGCACGTTCCTTCAACAGATGTTCACCACGGGCACCTTGGAGGACAGCGAGAAGTTGCGCGAGGCACTCCACCGCATGGCGGGCGTTCCCTACGAGCCGCAAAAGCCGATGGCCGCGACCGCACCGGGCGGCGTGAAGACGGCGGAGCAACTCATCGCCGAAGTGATGGGCGGCGCGAAGCCAGCGGCACCGGGCGGTGTGGCTGGAGGCGCAAGCGCTTCTAATCCCACGGCAGATACGCCGGCCCCAGGTGCGCCACAGGGCGCTCCAGTGAAGACCGCAGACGAGCTTATCTCTCGCACGCGCGCGGAGGTGCGCGGCGTGAAGCCGGCCGAAGACCTCATGCGCGAGGCGAAGCTCAACGCCAACGGCGTCAAGAGCGCGGACCAACTCATCGAAGAAGCCAAGAAGCCGACTGAGGACGCGTGAACGAGCGCGCGGTCAGAGAGCTAGCGGAGGCATGGCGGGCGGTATCGCTGCTCTACGTGGACGAGTCCGTCCTCTCCAACATGCGTGCGGCGCTGGAGCATCATGACCTAGGCGGCGCTATGCGCGCACTACCGACGCTCGACCAAGCACGCGACAAAGCGCGAGCGCTGGTAATGGTGCTTGCGGATAAAATGCGGGACATCGTGCGCTCCGCCTCGGCAGAGGAATATGCGCGCGTGAAGGCGATGGCTCGGCGCGTGCGCAAGGCACCAAACGAAGAGAAGTGGACGGGCCGCAGAGCGCAGCGCCCCGAGCGCTCGCCAAGCCGCCCGAGCGAGTGGGACCCGCACAAGCTCTTGGACCCGCGCAGCTCGCGCAAGGTGCCGCAGGGTCACACGCTCCCGGAGAACCAAGGGCGTAGCGATGAGAATCCCATGTCTCAAGTGCCGCAAGATGAGACGTGGCTCTTGCAGGAAGCGGCGAAGCTCGTGGTGGATATCACGGACGAGCAACGGGACAACCTCCGGCAAGTGCTCATCACGCGCTACGACCCGACGAAGCGCCCGGACTTCATCCTCCGCGACGTGCAAAAGGTCGTGGGTCTCACAGACCGTGAGACGCGCGCCGTGTTCAACAAGCAACAAGCGCTCATTGACGCGGGCATGTCCGAGGAGGACGCGCAGCGCAAAACGAAGGCTTACGCGGAGGAGCTTCATCAGCTCCGCGCCGAACGCATCGCCCGCACGGAGGGCGTGTTCTTGGAGACCGAGGCGCGAGACGGCGCGTGGGGCCAAGCGCGGGCGGATGGTACGTTACCCGATGACACGCTCAAGGAGTGGGTGACGGACAATACGGGTTGCGCTGAATGTCGTGCTATGGACGGCGAGACCGCGCCCATCAACGGGATGTTTCACACGCCGGCCGGCCCCATGAAGGGGCCGCCGTATCATCCAAACTGTGGGTGTGGTGTAGAGCTGTCTTTTGCCGGACATCGGAGGAAGTGAGCATGGGTGACATTGAACCGAAAGCGTTTCTAGCCGTAGGGAAAGGCCGCATATGCATCGTGAAGGGCGCGCCGTCCTTCGCCGAGCTTCTACGCGGGCAACCCTTCGTGGGCGGAGACGCCAAGCTCCTTGAGCAAGAGGTGCTCAAGCCGCTCGGGCTCACGCGCGCCGATGTGGTGCTTGCGTGGTGTGACCCTATCCACGACGGCGAGAAGGCAATGCAGACCTTCGTGGAAAAGTGCAACTTCGATGTGCTCGTCTCGATGAGCGAGGCCACGGGCTTCGCCAAGGACAAGCGCTCGTGGAACCTTCCGACCACGGAGGAGCTGCGCAAGGAACAGGGCAAGTTTTCAATTGAGCTAGCGCGTAAATTGAACGCCATCCGAAAGAGACTTGACGCCACGGCCCATCGTGCGGCACATTCAGTGCACCTCGTCTCAAAGGGCGCAAAGCCGACCGGCGAAGGAACGATAACCGCACCGGTCTTCAAGGCGAACGCGCAAAAGCAAATCATCTACGCCGTGGTGCTCGACCCTTACCAAGTGGACACCCAAGACGATTGGTGCCCACCAAAGGACATCGAGGACACGGCTCACGCGTTCGTCAAATCATCTCGGGTGATGGACCTCCAACATGAAGTTGTCGTGGATGACGCCTTCGTGGTGGAGAGCTTCGTAGAAATCTACCCGAGCGAAAGCGACAAGGTGAAAGCGTTCAACAACGAACCACACCGGGCTTACGCTCGGCAGTTTGGCAAGGACGTGATTCACTCAGGCGCTTGGATTCTTGGCGTCCAACTCTCTGACCGGCTGTGGGCCATGTATGAAAAGGGTGACATCGGTGCGTTTTCCATCGGTGGTCTCGGACGAAGGTCCGAGGCGAGCGTAGAAGACATGCCGGAAGTGACGTTTGTTGAAATCGGAGAGGTCGGGCGTGCAACAGTCGGGAGGACGGATACGTCGGTTGACCAACGTTGAGACTCTCAGCGTCGCGCTCGTCACGCGCGGTGCCAACAAAAAGCGCGTCGCTCTCACCAAATCCCAAGGAGACGGCGTGACCACCACAGAATTGCTCGCTCAGATTATCCAAAAGGGCGACATGCCCATGAGCGATGAAGAAATTGACAAGCTCTGCCAAGAAGGCGGCGTGGACGCGCAAGGCGCGGAGACGTTCAAGGCCATGCTCAAGCTCGGCCAGTCCTTCTCGGACAATGAGTCCTTTGGCAAGCTCGTCAAAGAGAAGCTCCCGAGCTTGCTCGGGCTCGCGGACAAGACGACCGAGCCAGCGAAGCCGGCAGCGACCGAAGGCGGGGAAGGGCCGAAGAAGCCAAACCCGCAAGCACAAGAAACCCAAACCGAAGAGCCGGCCAAAGAGCCCGGCGAGGAGCCCGAAGTGACCACGAAGACGGACGACGTGAAGAAGATGGACGACATGAAGGTGGCCTTGGAGAAGGCGGAGAAGACTGCCGCGGACGCGACGGTCAAGCTCGGCGCGCTCGAAGAGGTCACGAAGACCCAGGCCGAGACCATCAAGAAGATGCAAGACGACCTCGGCAAAGAGCGCGATGAGCGCAACTTGGCCGAGTGGGTGACCAAGTCCGAGAAGGACTTGGCGTTCATCCCCGGCAAATCCGCGAAGGAGCTGGGCGAGATGTTCCACAAGCTCGAAAAGGGCGTGGGCAAAGAAGCGGCGCAAGCCAACTTCGATGTGCAGAAGGCCGCGAGCGAAGCGCTCAGCAAGAGCGCCGCGTTCAAAGCCTCGGGCTCGGCGGTGCGCGGCTCGGCGGCGAAAGACGCCTACGCCAAGCTCGAAGAAATCGCCGCGGGTCTCATCGAGAAGGCGGACACCGGCAAGCCGGAGAGCGTGCGCAAGGCCGCCGCGATGGCCAAGGCCATCGAGCAAAACCCGGACCTCTACAAGGCGTATCTCGATGAGAACGCCGCGCAGACCGGCAAGCGCTAAGGCGCCCGCATGACTTCCCCGGCTCGCGCATGCGGGCCGCATATCAGGCGCTCAGCCTGACCCGGCGCAGCCGGACCCAAACCAAATCAGCAAGCGAAAGAAACCACGCCGAGCGCGCGAGCGCGCCGGCTCAACTTCGGACCAAAGGGTCCATGTAAGGAGATTTGCACATGGCTTACGAAGGCGCATTGAACAAACTGCCCGGCATTGAGAGCGGCGCGCTGGCGCTCTCCGCGTCGCAATTCAAGTTCGTCCAGCTCAACTCCTCGGGTCAGGCCATCTTGGCCGCGACCGCGGGGCAAATGGGCGTCATCGGCGTCTTGCAAGACAAGCCCGCCGCGGTCGGTCAGCCGGCGAGCATCGCCCACGCGGGCGTGACCAAAATCGTGACCGGCTCGGCCATCACGGCGGGCGGCAAGGTGCTCACGGACGCGAACGGCGCCGCCATCTCGGCCGCGGCCACCTCGGTCCAAGCGGTGCTCGGTCGCGCGCTCGAAAGTGCGACCGCCGCGGGCGCCACCATCTCGATGATTTTCCAGCGCGAAGGAACCAACGACCTCTAACCCGGGTCGCGAACCGCAAAACGAAAACAACGCGGCGCGATGCGACCGCAACAAAACGAAAGGAAGGTTAGAGTCATATGCCGCAACCCACTTTGAGCGATGTCCATGTCAACCGACCGTTGACGGACATGAGCTTCGCCTACGCGGCGGAGCAAGAGACCGTGGCGGACAAGATGTTCCCGGTCATCCCGCACATGAGCAAATCGGATTCGTTCTACACGTATCCGAAGGGCAACTGGTTCCGCTTGCAGGCCAAGAAGCGCGCGCCGGGCGTGGAAAGCGCCGGCTCGGGCTACGAGGTCAGCACGGACACGTTCAACTGTGACGTGTTCGCCATCCACAAGGACGTGGATGACCAAATCCGCGCGAACGCGGACCCCAACTTCAACTTGGACGCCGAAGCCGCGCGCTTCGTGACGATGCAACTCTTGCTCAAGCGAGAGTATGACTTCGCTCAGGCGTTCTTCAAGGCGTCCACGTGGACGGGCTCCACCTCCGGTGGCGACATCACGCCGTCCAACAAGTGGGACACCGCCAACGGCACGCCCATCAAGGACATCTCCTTGCAGCTCGATGCGGTGCAAGGCAAGACGGGCATTCGCCCGAACAAGGCCCTCTTCGGCAAGGCCGCGTGGTCGTGCTTCTTGAACAACGCGGAGGTGCTGGACCGCATCAAGTACAGCTCCTCGCCGCAGAATCCGGCGATGGCGAGCAAGCAGCTCGCGGCGCAATTGCTCGGCGTGGACGAAGTCCTCGTGGCGGGCGCGGTGTACAACAACACCATCGAAGGCGCGACCGATGCGCTTTCGTACATGTTCACCACGGACAGCGTCTTGCTGACCTACGCGCCTCCGGCCGCGGGCATCATGACGCCGAGCGCCGGCTACATCTTCTCGTGGACGCAATACCTCGCGGCGGCGAACAGCCTCCGCGTGTCGCGCTTCCGCATGGATGAGCTGCGCTCCGACCGCGTGGAAGGTGAAATGGCCTACGCCATGAAGCTCGTGGCCGCCGACCTCGGCGCCTACTTCGTGAGCGTGGACACCTAAGCGATAATATCGCTTGCGCTTCTAATTCCTCCCTGGGGTGAGAGGACGCAGGGAAAGCCGCATGTGGAGCAAAGCCAGGCTTGACGGCGGGAGAGACCGCACCGTTTTCGCTCACTCACCTATCGGAGGAAATTATGGGATACGTTGCAAATCGGCCCGGCATCAAAGTGGTGCGCGAGGGTCAGACCGTGGAGTTGCTCGTAGGGGACGCGTTCCCCGAGGCACCGAAGTCCCCAAACTTCAACGCGCTCGTGCGCACGAACCAAGTGGTCTTCATCCCGGATGAAGCGCCCTTGGTCGCGGGCGGACAACCGGCGCAGGTCGCGCAAGCGCAGAATGCCGGCATCAAGGCCGCGAACAAGGGGAAGTAAGCGGTGACGTGGACCTACACGAATAGCCCCGGCACGAGCCAGCGCGATGAAGTGCGGCTCACCATCGGGGACACGGACACCTCAGACCAACTCATAAGCGACGAAGAAATCGCTTACGCGCTGGCGAAGACGGGGTCCGTGCTCGGCGCATCGGCGCAGATGGCGCGAGCCATCGCGGCGAAGTTTGCCCGGCTCGTGACATCAGCCGTGGGCTCGGTCTCCGAATCCGCCAGCGATTTGTGGCAGCACTACAAGGAGCTTGCGGACGACTTGGAGCTACAGGCGGCCACGCTCTCCATGCCGAGCTTCGGCGGCCTCACGGTCGCGGAGCACCTCAGCGATGCGCAAGACACGGGGCTCGTTCAGGCCGCGAACAAGCGCGACCAATTCGACAACCCGCAGGCCGTCTCCTCGCAAGACAGCCCGGAGTGGAAGCGCTGATGGGCTTCTCCGTCATCATGCCGAAGAAGACCACGGCGCAGTTTGAAGACGTGGTGGCGCGCCTCAAGGATGCGGCGCGCAACCCTGCGCTTACGGTCGGCGTGCATCGTGACGAGGCCCGCAAGCGCGAAGAGCCGGGCGGCCCAACAAACGCAGACCTCGCGCTGTGGCACGAATTCGGTACGGAGGATGTGCCGGCGCGCCCGTTCATCCGCCCCGTGCTTGCGGCAAACCGCGCCATCTACGCCAAGCTCCTCAAGCAGTATTACAAGAGCGGCAAGACGCCCGTGGAATGCCTCAAGTTGCTCGGGATGGTCATCGTCTCGGACATGCGCAAGGGGCTCCTCCGCGGCGTCAAGCCGGACCTCTCCGAAGGTCGTGTGGAGGCGAAGCGCGAGGCCGGTTATCCGCGCCCGCATACGCCGCTCTTTGCGACCGGCGCGCTCTTCAACTCCATCGCCGCGAAGGTGGAGGAGACGAAGAAGTGAGCCTCATCCGTCGCAAACTTCGGATGGACCGAGTGGTCAAGCGCTTCGCTTTGACTGCGGACCTCATGATTGAACGCTTCGGCGGTGGTGCCTACGTGGACGGCCGCTGGGTGAACGAGCAACCCACGCAAGTGGCGCTCACGGCGAACGTTCAGCCCGCGGGCGGGCGGCAGCTTATGCGCCTCCCCGAGGGCGACCGCACGCGCGACAACATCACGGTGTGGAGCACGAGCGAGCTACGCCCCGTTGCGCGAGCACAGGGCAAGCCGGGAGACCTCGTGCTCTGGAACGGCGAGCGCTACGAGGTCATTCAGCTCAACGATTGGAGCGCGAACGGCGACTACTGGGAAGCCACGTGCGCGAAGGTGGACCAATGACGAGCACCGCAATGGACTGGCGCGCCATCGAGGCGGCGTTCAAAGGGCTCGTCAAGGGCGCCATCGGGCTTGAGTGCGTGTGGGGGAACAGCAACGGCGTTCAACCTGACCGCTCCTACGTCATGCTTACGTGGCTCGGCTTTGACAATATTTCCGATAGCGGTTCTTATGATTCTTTCGACGAAGCGCGCAACGTCATCTCGCGCAACTACTACGCCAGCCGCACGGCGCAAGTAGATGTGCAAGCGATTGCAAAGAGCAATCGAGCCGGTGACAACGCGCTCGCGTTCGTGGACGCGCTCATGGTCGCCTTCGACATGGAAGCGCTCCCGAAGAGATGGCTTGCGCCGGTAGGCATAGCCGTGTCAGATTTCACCGCAGCGCGACTTCTCGACGCAGTCGAGGACGGTGGCCGCATCGTCAGCCGCGCAGCATTCACCCTAAAACTCAACCTGGCCGCTAACGTGGCCGGGGCAGAGACGCCGACCACCATCGAATCGGTGGCGCTCACCGGCAATGTTTCTGGCCTAACCGGCGCGTTGAGCGTCGCACGAGAGGACACCTAATGGCTGGCTTGGACGACATCATCAACCTGACCATCACCATCGAATCCAGCTCCATCACGCGGGCGGGCTTCGGCACGCCACTCGTGGCGGACTACAACACGCGCTATTCCGGCGCGCTTGTGCGGAGCTACAGCAAGCCGAGCGCGATGGTGGCGGACGGCTTCGTCGTGTCGGACCCGGCTTACGTCGCGGCGAATGCGATGATGAGCCAGAACCCGCGCCCGCGCACCGTGAAAATCGGACGCCGCACGCACGGCCCGGCGCAGCGCTTCAACTTCACGCCGCTCACCGGCACCGCGCGCACCTACGCGTTCGGCATCGCCATCACAGGCGGCGCCAAGCAATCGGTGAGCTATGCCGCGGCCTCCGCGGACTCGGCGAACACCATCGTCAACGCGCTCACGGCGCAAGTGGCCGCACTCTCGGGCTACGGTGGCGCCGGCCTCACGGCGAGCAACCAAACGGGCGTGCTCCGCATCCAAGGCCCGGCAACGGGTCCGAAGTTCGTGGTCACGGACGCGGACATCTCGCAATGGACGAGCATCCTCGATGATACGCAAGACGCGTCACTCGCCACGGACCTCGATGCCATCGAGCTGGAGGACTCGGACTGGTACGGCTTCATCAGCACGTCCAAGGGAACGAACGAGCTGAACGCCGCGGCCGGCTGGGTCGCGTCGCGCCGCAAGTTCTTCATCGGCGGCACGCAAAACAGTGACATCGCCAGCGCGGTCACGAATGACATCGCCTCTACGCTCAAGGCCGCGAGCCAAGTGCGCACGGCCTTGTTCGTGAACGACGGCGCGCACAACCAAGGCGACGCGGCGGCGCTCGGCAAGTGGCTTCCGTACACGCCGGGCTCCGAGACCATGAAGTTCAAGACCATCGTCGGCGTGTTGCCGACGAAGTGGACGGACACCCAGCTCGGCTACATCAAGGCCAAGAACGCCAACTACTACATCACGGTGGCCGGCACCTCGATGTTTGGCGAGGGCAAGACGTGCCAGGGCGAATTCATGGACACGATTCGTTTCGTGGACTGGCTCTACGCGAACATCCAAGAGGAAATCTTCGGCATCCTCAACCGTGAAATCAAGGTGCCATTCACGGACGATGGCGTGGCGCAAATCGAAAGCGGTATCCGCGCGGTGCTCAAGCGCGGTGTGAACGCGGGCGGCTTGGCGAAGAACCCGGCTTTCTCGGTCACGGTGCCGCTCGTGGCGGACGTGAGCACGCTCGACAAGAGCGCGCGCCGCCTCCCGGACATCACCTTTAACGCAACCTTGGCCGGCGCGATTCACGAGCTGGACATCTCTGGAACCGTGTCCGTCTAAGACGGGCGAGAAAGGACGAGCATCATGGGTTTGAAAGTTTACGACCCCGCGCAAGTGGTGGTCATTTTCGGCGGGGCGAAAATCGACGGCATGGCGCCGTCCAGCCGAGTCAAAATCACCTTCCCCGAGCTTTACACGAAGGTGGTGGGCATTGACGGCGAGGTGGGCCGCGGCAAGAAGAACGACCGCACGGCCTCCGTCACCATTGAGTTGCTCCAGACGAGCTTGAGCAACGATGTGTTGATGGCCTTTTTCGTGGCGGACGACGCGAGCCCCATCGGCGCGATTCTCCCGCTCATGATTAAGAACCTCAACGGGACCACGCTCTTCGTCACGCCTGGCGCGTGGATTAAGAAGCTCCCCGAGGTCACCTACGCGGCGGAGGTCGGGACCAACACGTGGGAAATCGACTGCTCCGACGTGGAGAGCTTCGTGGGCGGACAAGTCAGCGTCACGGGCTAACCTTTTTCCGAACGCGGGAGTGCGTGACAGCGCGGAGAGACGCGCAGCTCTCACCCAAGGAGGACGAACATGCCACAGTTTCCGGTCAGCAAAGTCATCAACGGCACCACCTACGAGCTTCGGGCGATGGACCCGTTGCTCGTCTTCGACCACGGGTCAAAGCTCGTGGCGGAGATTGCGGGCCCCGTCACGGACAAGCTCGCGCTCGGCGGCTCGGTCGAATTCACCAAAGCCGCCTTTGTCCAAGTGGGCGTGGGCGCTATCGGCGAAATCTTGAAGCGCTTGAGCGCACCGGCCGTGCGCGCGGCGGTGCTCGACCTCTTCAAGTACGCGACCGCGAACAATGTGGAGCTGGAGGCAACGTGGAAAGTCCACTTCCTCGGCAAGACCAAAGACCTTGTGGCGTTTCTCGCGTTTGCCCTGGAGGTGCAATTCGGGGATTTTTTCGTCGGGCTGGGAGAACAGGTAGCCGGCGCTCTGAAAGAGCGTTTCGCGTTGCTCGCCTCAGCCACGGCGCAAAAAGCGTAGGGCTCCCGCCGCACCTCTCTTGGCAGTATCCGATTATGCGGCTCGTGCTGGAGCGCATCGCGAGCCTGGAGGAGATACGGAGGAGTTGGACGGTGGGACAAGTGCTTGATTACAACGAAGCCTTGGACCTCCAAACAGACGCCGAGCTGAACGTGGCGGAAGCGCAGCGGGACGCGATGGAGGCGCAGAGAACGAGGTAGGAGCCACATGGCAACCGTGCTTGAAGAATACTTGGTCAAGTTCGGCTTCGACACGAAGCTTGAAGGCGTTGACCGCATGGTGGGCCTGCTCAAATCGAGCAAGGAGCTTTTCAGCTCCATCCGCGAGCCCTTCGACGCATTCAACCAAGCGCTGACCGCGCTCGGCACCATCACCAGCACCATCACGAAGCCGATTGCGGATGTCATCAACATGACCACGCAAACGGCGCTCGCGGCGAACGAGCTGAACGACTCCGCCAAGCGCCTCGGCGTAGCGTCTGAGGACTTGGAGCGCTTCGGTTACGTCGCGGACATGAGCGGCAGCTCGGCCGAGAGCATGAACCAGGCGCTCTTCTTCTTGAACAAGGAGATGGCGAACGCCGCCTCCGGCAACAAGGAGAGCATCAAGACGTTCACGGACCTCGGCGTGAAGCTCACGGACGTGAACGGCAAGACGCGCGAGACCGGCGCGGTCATGCAAGAGACGCTGGCCGCCATCGCAAAGATTGAAGACCCGGCGAAGAAGAACGCCGCGGCGCTCAGTGTGTTTTCTAAATCCGCTTTCGACATTAAAGGCGTGCTCGAAAACGACGCACAAGCGCTTGCGGATTTGAACGCAGAATTTGAAGTCCTCGGCGGGCCCACGAGTCAGAAGCTCATTGCGCAAGGCGCCGAGCTGGACGACTCGTTCAACCGTATCAAGCGAGCGGTGGACAGCTTCAAGCGGAGCTTCACCGAAGGCATCATGCCGGCGTTCAACGGCTTCACGAAGTGGGTAGAAAAGTTCCTCAAGGAGAACGGGCCGGGCATCCGGCGTTTCTTTGAGACGCTTGGGACCATCATCGCGACCATGGCAGACGTGGCGGGCGGCGCGCTCGACACGTTTTATCAGGCGCTCAAGCACGTCTTCGACAACTTCGAGGTCTACGGCACCATCCTCGCCATCTTCAAAGCCAAGAGCATCGCCGCGGCGGTCGCTTCGGGCGCGGCGTGGGCCATTGCAAACGCGCCGTTGCTGCTCACCATCGCCGCGGTGCTCCTTGCCATCGTTGCCTTGGAGGACTTCTTCGGCTTTTTGCAGGGCAAGGACTCGGTCATCGGTGACATCGTCGCGCACTGGGACGAGTGGTCCGAGAAGATGCGCGAGATTTCGCCCATCCTCGGCTACATCATGGATGCGCTCGGCGGCGTAGGGCGCGGCATCATGGCCGTGGTGGAGATGTTCCGCGGACTCCTCGCGGCGTTTCAAGAGGGCGGCTGGAGCGCGGTGTGGAAGGAAATCACCGCGAGCTTCGACACGGCCGTGACCTACTGGAAAAACACCTTCATGAATTTCCTCTCGTGGCTCGGCGAAGTTTTCACGAGTGCGGGCGGAGCGATTTGGGCCAAGTTGACCGGTGGGCTCAAGAGCCTTGCCGGCTCGCTGGGCATTGACATCGGCGGAGGCACGGGTGCCGCGGCGAGCATCGGCGCGAGCACGAGCACCGTGTCCAACTCGATGATGTCCAGCTCAAGCAGCAAGAACACCACGAACCAAGTGAGCGCGCCTATCACCATCCAAGCCACGCCCGGCATGAACGAGCGCGAGCTTGCCACGCAAGTGGAGCAGCGCTTCCAAGAAATGTTCCGCTCTGAGGTGCGCTCGTCCTACCCGGACGTAGCGTATTCGAGGTAACGCATGCCGCTTCCGTTTGTACCGGTGCACGCCAAGCTCACCGCGTTCGATGAGAACGGCATCCCGGTCTACTTCAAGACGGTGGACGTGATGCTCTCTGAGACGCACGTGAGCAAGGTGGTGGTGTCACGGCACCCGGTGGGCAAGGGCATCCCCATTGCGGACAACGTGCGACCCGAGCCCAAGACCTTCGAGTGTGTGGCGTACTTTACGGACACGCCCGCGGCGGTGGACCAAATCATCGAGAAGACCGCGAAGGGGCTGGAGAGTGTCAGCGAGACCTATGACCAGCTAGCGGAAATAATGACGAAGGCGTGGACCTTCACCGTCAAGACGAGCTTCCGTGAGTATGAAAACATGGTGCTCGAATCGATGAGCGTCCCGCGCGCGAACGACCGCGCAAACTGCATTGAGGCAAGCCTCAAGTTCGTGGAGTTTCGCAAGGCGCAGAGCGTGCGCGTCGGCATACCAGCGAAGAAGCCCGCGGCGAAAGCGGCGGGCAAGGCCGCGGCGAAGGGCGCGCAGACGGCCACGACCGCGGCGAAGGAGACCTCCAAGACGGTAGCCAAAAAGGCGTTGAACTTCGTGACCAAGCTTTTGAAATAGGACGGACCATGTTGCTCGTGACGACGTACCCGCAAGAGGAAAACTACAACATGCAAGTGAGCCTTGAGGGCGTCACTTACGTGTTGTCGTTTCTGTGGAACGCGCGGTGTGAGGCGTTCTTCATTAGCATGTCCAGCGTGGACGGCACGAAGCTCGTCTCCGGCGTGAAGCTCTGCGCGAGCACGCCGCTTTTTGCAAATGTGCGCCTCGGGCCGCCCGGCGTGCTCTTCGTTTACGACTCCTCGGGCCAAGACAAAGACCCGGGCAAGCTGGAGCTGGGCAAGGACAAGCGGTGCCAGCTCTACTATCTCACGGCCGCGGAGGTCGCGCTCCTCCAGCAAGGCTATGACGTGTTCGCGGGGGCGGTAGATGCCTCAACGTGACCTCTTTGACCGCGTGTGCATCGTCAACGTTGACGGCTCGGAGCTGATAAACTTCGACGTTGACGGCGAGGTCGTGCTCACGACCGAGACCACGCCGAACAAAGCCAAAATCAAAATTTACAACTTGGACAAAGACCTCCAAGCGGCGGTGCGCAAGAAGGACGCGCGCGTGGCTCTCACGCTCGGCTACCAAAACGCGGACTTCGCGGAGGTGTTCTTAGGGGACATCCGCTACGCGCCGAGCGGGCTCGTGGGCTCGGATTGGGTGACGGTGCTCGAAGCGGGCGACGCGGAGCGCGCGATTCAACAGAGCCAAGCGGCCATCACGTGGGCCAAGGGTAAGGACGTGTCGAAGGTCGTGGAGGAGCTGCTCCAGACCTTCGAGGACGTGGATATGGGGGACTTTCAGCAGACCTTCAAGTCCAAGGTGATGGAGCAATTCCCGAACGGCGGCGCGTTCAGCGGTAACAGCATGCGCGTGCTCGATGAGATTTTGCGCGGCTACGGCTGGACCGTGAGCGTCCAGAAACGCAAGTTCCAATTCATTCAGCTCAGCACCGGCAAGAACACGGAGATAGTGCAATCGCTCGACCCAAGCACCGGGCTTATTGACGAGCCGGACGTGGGCGAGCCGGACAAGAAGACCGGCAAGGCGAAGGCGAAAATTACATCCTTGCTCATGCCCAAGATTATCCCGGGGTGCCAAGTGCACGTGACCGGCACGACGGACGGGCTCCGCGATGGTGACTACACGGTGCAAAAGGTCACGCATCAATTCTCCAACTGGCAACCGAAACCGTTCTATACGGTGATGGAGGCCACGACCACATGAGACAAAAAACCATCCAAGGTGAAGAGCACGTCCTCGTGCTGCTCAAGGTGTTGGAGAAAGACGAATTTGAGCGCCCGCGCGCGTGTGAAATCGTCTACGACGATATGCGTGTGAAGCTCGAAGACGGCGCCGAATTCATCACGGCGTGGATACCACTCCACCTCACCACCGCTGTGACGAAGGGTGAAGCATGAGCGAGCGCGAGCCTACGCTTACGATGCTGCTCACGGCCGCGATTCAATCGCGGCTTTTGGAGTTTCACGTCATGTTGCCGGCGACCATCGAGTCTTACGACGCGGCGACCGGCACGGTGAACGTGAAGATTCTCTTGAAGAAGCAACAACCGCTCCCGGACGGGACGGTGGACCTCAAGGACTTCCCTCCCATCGAGGACGTGCCGGTGATGTGGCAGCGGTGCGGCAAGGCGTGGATTACGATGCCGCTCGCGCAAGGTGACACGGGCATGGTCATCTTTGCAGACCGCTCGCTCAGCAAGTGGAACCAAACGGACAAGGGTCAAGTGGTGGACCCACAAACGCTCAGCATGCACAACTTGGACGGCGCCGTGTTCATGCCGGGGCTCACGCCACCGAAAAACGCGCTTGAGTCGCCGGACACGGACAACGTGGTCATCCACACGGAAACCAAGTTGGACTTGGGCGAAAAAGGGTTGAACGACACGGACAACCTAATTGCGCTTGCGAAAAAAACGAAGGACGAAATTAGCGCGCTACGCCAGTCGTTCGTGGACTTCATCAACAACAATTACACGGGGCACATGCACCCGAGCGCGATGGGCCCGACCGGCAACCCCATCCCAGCGCCGCCAGTCATCCCGCCGAATCCGGTGCAAGACGTGGCTGCCACGAAGGTGAGGGCCAAGTGAGCTTTCGTCCCACTGAATTTGCCGCAGACCTCGCCAACATCTCGGGCGCTGATGAAGCCGCGACCATCGCGTCATGGCGCGCAGCGTTCTACACCTACGAGCGGCAGTGCATCACGGACAACGGCGTCTCTATCACCGCGAGTGGCGCGGCACACTCGACCGCGCTTGATGCTTTCTCGGCGGCAATGGTCGGCTTGTCCGACCTCAGTACCGGGGGCGCGCCAAAGATTCAAGCGGCCATCATCGCGTTTTGGGACTACATCGCGAACCCTAGTAACATCGGTTTTTATTTCGCTGGCGGTTCTAACATGGTGAAGCCGGCCGGTCTCACGGGCATTCAAGCAGCCATTGAGGCGACCTATCCGGGAAACCTTGCGATTGATGTGAACTTGCCGATTGCCACGCAACGCTCCATGGCATGCACGAACGTCGCAAACGCCATTCACGGTTGCCACTCGGGCGGGACGGTGCGCATCGGCGGCGTGGATAGGGTAATTTCATGAGTGACATCAAGCTGGACAACACGCACGACATTGACGTGACTAACTCAGAGGTCACGCTCGTCTACGACGAAGAGGCCATCACCCAAGAAATCAAAATCGGGATGCGCTTCTTTCAGGGCGAGTGGTTCTTGGACCAACGCGTGGGCATCCCCTACTTTCAGCGCATCTTCACCGGAGAGAAAACGGATGACATGGCCATCGTTCAGGCCACGTACCGGCGTGCGCTGTACAGCATCCCCGGGGTGCTCAACGTGGATTACGTCAACGCGAGCTATGACGATGATGCGTCACTTCGTCGCGTGAACGTGGAGTGGCGCTGCCAGGTTTCGGGCGAGCCGGAGACATTCATTGAGGGCGTGGAAGCGCTCGTGATACCGTAAAAACGCGGGTCAGGAAGGGACTATGCCAGGGCTCACGACCTCGGGCTTTGAAATCAAGGACTTGGATACCATCCTCACGGAGTGTGAGGCCGAGGAGAAGAACCTCTTGGGTCAATCGCTCAACGTGCGACCCACCTCCGTGCCGGGCGTCTTCAACGGCGTTTTCTCGGCGAAGCTCTCCGAGATGTGGGAGGTTACGGAGGAGGTCTACTCGGCGTGGAACCCGGACACTGCCACGGGTGTGTCCCTGGACCAACTTTGCCAAATCACGGGCGTCATCCGACTTGCGGCAACGCAAAGCACGGTGACACTTTCGCTCACCGGCACGCCCGGCACGCCCATCCCGACGGGGCGCCGAGTCAAAAACGCTAGCACAAATACCTATTGGACGAACCCGCTCTCCGGCGTCATTGGTGGCGGCAGCTCTGTGCTCATCGGCTTCCAAGCTGAGGCGACGGGTCCGAGCATCGGCGTTGCAGGGACGCTTACCATCATTGACACGCCGGTCTCCGGCTGGAGCGCGGTCACGAACCCGGCCGATGCGACGCTTGGCCGTGACGAAGAGACGGACGCGGACCTCCGCGTGCGTCGCGCCGAGTTGCTCACGGCCGCGGGTAAGGGCACCGTGGACTCCATCCGCGCGGACGTGCGCGACGTGGACGAGGTCACGGACGTGGAGGTGTACGAAAACACCACGCTCGTGACGGACGTGGATGGGCTCCCGGGCAAGGCGTTTGAGGTGCTTGTCTCGGGCGGAGACAATGACGAAATCGCTCAAGCGATTTGGAACAGCAAGCCGGCCGGCATCAGCGCGCACGGCTCGGCGAGTGGCATGGCCTATGACGCGCTCAGCGCGCAACGCCCCATGTTCTTCACGCGCCCGACGCTCAAGAACACCTATCTGGCGGTCACCGCGACCACGGGCGTAGGGTTCAGCGGGCTCACCGCAGACATCGCGCTTTCGCTCGTGAGCTTCGGCAATGTTGCTTACGGCATCGGCGATGATGTTGTCCGCCAGCGCTTGCGCGGCGCCACCTTCGTTACGGGCGTGGTCGATAACCCGGCCTTTGCGCTCGATTACTACGCCTCGCCCACGGCCACCTCCAACTTGCCGGTGGGCTCGCGTGAGCGCGCGGTCTTCGACACCTCGCGCGTATCGGTGACGTTGCTATGAGCAAGAACCTTGAGCACAACACACAGCACCGCCAGCAAGCGCGAGACCTCGTCATCGAGCAATTCAAGCGTTCGCAGCGGTTCAACGATTGGCTTGGGGTCTACGTAGACCAAATCCAAGACATCGAAGACGCGCTGTGGGACCTCTACACGAAGCGCGGCGTGGACACGGCTGAGGGTGCCCAGCTCGATGTGCTCGGCGTCATTGTCGGACAACCGCGCAACGGGCTCGATGACACGGACTATCGCACGCGCATCAAGGTCCGCATCCGTCTTAATCGCGCTAGCGGAATTGCGGACGACATCTACGACGTGTTTGGGCTCATGCTCGGCAACCAAATCGGTGCGGTCTCGCTCCAAGAGGCGTACCCAGCCGGGCTTATCGTTCAGATGAACGAGTACGTGGACACGTCACCCGCTGTGCTCGCGGAGATTTTGCGCGAAGCGCGCGGCGCCGGCATTGACACGAGTCTCGTATGGCTTCCGAGCGCGGACGGCATCTTCGAGTGTAGCTCAGACGCGGCACCCGAAGTGGATAGCCCGGACGAAGGTTTCGCCACGGAGACGTTCAAGGCTTCCGTCTACAACCATGGGAGCAGCGCACCGGGCGAATACACCTCCATTGCGCATGCTCCGGCGTTGAATGTGACGATTGCGGTGGGCGCGCAAATCACCACCTCCTCGCGCATCATGCGCTCCACGGACGGCGGCCAGACATGGACCGCTATCACGCCGCCGACCGGCGCTTACTGGGTTACGGTGGCGTGGGCGCAAGCTCACAACATGTTCTATGCCTTCGGGCACGATGGCACCGTTATCCGCTCGACCACGGGCACTTCGTGGTCTGTGGTCGCGACGCTGACTTACGGCTACACGTCCATGGCGTGCTCGGATTCGGGCTTGCTTGTAGCGGTCTATGGGGCAAACCGCTCTGCCACATCCACGAACGGGACCTCATGGACAGAGAACAACACGGGGTTGAACCTCAACCAAGTAGCCTATTCTTCGTTGGAGAATCGCTTTGTGGCCGCGGGCGCGCCTGGGCTCTATTACTCCACCAACGGCGTGTCATGGACGCAGGGCTATGCGGGGCCTGGCTCGGGCCAAGGCTACGTGGCGTGGAATGCCAAGCTCCAAATCTTCTTCGCGTTCCTCACCGCCGCAACGGGCTCGTTTTACAGCTCGACTGATGGTATCAACTGGGACATCGTTGTGGACGCTACGTCCGAGATTTGGGTAGCCATCGCCGCGTGCGGCAACAAGTTCTTGGCTCTCACCTATAACGATGCAAGCACAACTATTGCCGTCTTCGACGGGGCGAACCTCAGCACGTTCTACGATGCCTCGTTGCAATACGGCTACAGCTCCATGTGCACGATGGGCTTGGAGCAAGACAAAGCAATCTCACCCACGCTGGGAAACCAGATAGTTGCGGTGTTCGCCGTCCCTTCGGGCGGTCAACTCGCTGGCGTTTTGGAGGCTTAAAGCATGAGCGGCGCAGCACCTACAGAAGACCTAACCTGGGCGGAAAGCGCACCGGGTTACGGCATTGTTGAGCCGACCACGAAGCGCGTGGCCGGATGGAACCCAGGCGATAAACCGCCCGCGGAGTGGCTCAACTATTGGATGCGCGGTGTGGGCCGCATGCGCGTCTACTACGGCAACAAGAACGTAGCGGGCGGCATCGTCGGCTTGCACGACACGAACGTTTCCGCCGCTTGGGCGGCAACCGCCGCGAGCGCGAACGCGCTCTCTGTCACCGGTCACGGTACGGGCGCGGGCGTGGTCGGTGCGGGCGGTGCCTCGGGCTCGGGCGTGGTCGGCAGCACGACGGCGGGCAGCGCCGCGAGTGCCGCGGGCGGATTCTTCACTTCGTCCGGCTCGCACGGACGCGCCGTGTGGGCCATCGCTGGCGCAGGCGCGAGCGGTACGGGTGTCTTTGCGACGGCGCCAAGCGGCACCGGTCAAGCGATTTGGGCGGTCGGCGTCTCCAACTCCAACGCCATTTGGGCGCAAGGTCCCGCGAGCGGTGTGGCGTTGCTCGCGGAAGGCGCCGGCTCTTACACGCTGGACGTGCGCAACAACCGCGCGGCAACCGGTGCGGTCATCGGGCGCTATCTCTACACGGGCTCCAGCGCCGCGGCCACGGGCCACTTTGTATCCGTTACCGCTTCGGCGAGCGGCGTGGGCGGCGTCTTTGAAGGTGCGACAGCCGCGGGCACGGGCGTTGTGGCCTCGGGCTTCATCGGCATGTCTCTCTCTGGTGCCGCGGCGGCTTCGAGCCGCGGCTTGACCATCAGCACGGGCGCCGCCGCGGGCGCGTTCGGCGCGGTCATCTCGGCAGCTTCGGCAGCTTCGGGCGCGTTGCAGCTCACGCAATCCTTCGGTGGCTCCAACACGAGCTATGGTCTTTACATCAACACGAGCGGCGGCAGCACGAACGGCCGCGCGCTCTACATCGGCGACAACAACAACGCGCCGGCCGCACAGATTGACGCGTTCGGCTCGGGCGCGGCGGCGGTGGTCATCACCCACTCCGGCACCCTCAACGGCGGCGTGCCTTTGCGTCTCACGCCGAAGGCCACGACGGCAGCGACGGGCAGCTACACGCCGGTTGCGGGCGACATCTACATTGACTCCACCACGAACGCCATCCGCTACTACGTAGGCGGCGCGTGGCGTTCACTGACCGGCGCGTAAGGGAGGTCCGTTTGTCGTCTACCAATGGCATGTCCGAGCCCGCTGAATTTGACATCGTCATCAAGAAGGGCGCGGAGTTTGAACTTCCGTTCCTCCTCGAAGACGCGAGCGGCCCGATGAACCTCTCCACATGGAGCTTCAAGTCACAAGTGCGCGACCCGAACGGCGTGCTCTTGCTGGAGCTGTACGTGGTGAACGTCAACTTGGCGGCGGGCTCGGGCAAGCTCTACGCGAGCGCGAGCGCCACGGCCGCCATCACGGCCGCGCTCACAGACCCGCGCAACCCGGCGCGTTTCGCGGTCGGCAACTGGGACTTTTTCGGCGGACCCGCGGCGGCCACGGCGACCGAGGACAATTGCTACATGCAAGGCGCCGCCAAGATTTATCCACGCTACAGCGTCCGTTAAGGAGAGCACATGGGAGTGAGACTCACGATTTCGCCTGTGACCGTCGTGGTCCAGGTGAACACGGGCGGAGGAGGTGGCGGGGACCCCGTCACCTTCGAGACAGTGCGGGATGCGCTCGCGCAAGCAGACACGCCGGTAGACTTCAACGGCGAAGAGTTGACGAGCTTGGCGGACCCCACGGGACCGCAAAGCGCCGCGACGCGCGCTTATGTGGATGCGAACGCTTCGGGTGTGGGCTCGCGCATAGAGCTGGACGATGACATCGCGCTCACGAACGTGTCGCGCGGCAACACCTACGTGGCGACGGCCGCGGAGCAAGTGACCGCAACGCTCCCGGCAAGCAACACCATCGGCGCGGGTGTGCGATGGGTCAACCGCTTCGTAGCAAGCTCGGACGGGCTCGTGGTGCTCGCACAAGGTGGGGACTCGCTGCTCTATTATGGCGCGAGCGGCGCCGGGCTTACGAGCATCAACGCGGGCGATTCGATAGATATTGAGTATATCGGTAACGGCACCTACAACGTTGTGGGTGTCGTAGGACAAGGATGGGTGTTCCCATGATGAAACGTTTTTATCCGCTTGCGCTTTTTGCTCTTTTGGTCGTGCTCGCGGGCGCGACCAAGATTGCTTCGCTACCGCCGTTCGATGACGCTCAAGACATCGGCAAGGGTGCGGTCATCGGGCCGAGTGGCAATGTCGCGTGGCGCCGGCCCATCTCGCGCATCAGCAAGACCGGGACCGTCACGCTCACGCCGCAAGAGAGCGGTTCGCAAATCTCGATGAACCAAGCGACCGTCACGCTCCCGGACTGCGACGGGACGAACGGCTTGTGGTTCGTGCTCTCGTGCTCGGACCTTCCGAGCGCAGTACGCGCCAACACGGGGGATTTGATTCAGCTCGGCCACGTCTATCTAGCCGCACCTAAAACACTCGTGTGTATGGAGGACGATGCGGTCGTCCAGCTCTACTGCTCCGGGCTCTACTCGGGCTTTGGGTCGTGGCACGTCATCGCCTACAGCGAAGTTTTCGGCTCGTCCGAAGCCGGTGTGGTCGCGCCCACAGGCGTGGACGAGGTTTACCCCACCATCAACTCCTTCGCCACGACCGTGCCCGATTACTCTTCGGTGCCGCTCAATGATGCGACCTTCGGCGTGCTGTGGTGGGACCGCGGCTACACTTGGTATGGCGACTGGGTCAGCGGCGTCTACTTGCGTAACAGCATCGTGGAGCATGGCGGACAGCTCTATCGCTCCACCACCGCGTTCACGACGCAAGAACCCCCGGACACGGAATGGACCACGTTTGACATCGGCGGCGCAGGCTCGCCGGGACCGACCGGGCCCACGGGCGCAAACGGTGCGCCTGGCGCAACTGGCCCCACGGGTGCGAACGGAGCAAACGGTGCCACGGGCGCGACCGGGCCGGGCTTCTCCGATGGCGATAAGGGCGACATCACGGTCAGCTCGGGCGCCACGGTGCTCACCATCGATAACGACGCGGTCACCTACGCGAAGATTCAAAACGTGTCGGCGACTGACCGCTTGCTCGGGCGCGTGAGCACGGGTGCAGGAGATATCGAGGAGCTTGTTTGCACGGACCTTGCGCAATCGCTCTTGGACGACACCACGACCGGCGCCATGCAAACGACGCTCGGGCTCGTCATCGGCACGAACGTCCAAGCCTATGACGCAGAGCTTGCAGCACTGGCGAGCACCACGAGCGCCGCGGACGCGGTGCCCTACTTCACCGGCTCCGGCACGGCTAGCACTCTCACGTGCACGAGCGCGGCGCGGACGGTGCTCGATGACACGACGGTGGCGGCGATGGTGGACACGCTCGGCGGTGCTTCAAGCACTGGTTCGGGCGGGCTCGTTCGCGCAACCTCTCCGACCATCACCACGCCGACCATCAGCGGCCCGCTGACACAATCGGGCGGCTCGTCTTATGGCGGCTGGTTTCAAAGCGGCAACTCCGGTCAGCCGGGTGTGCTCGGCTACTCCGTCAACGCCGTCACGAGCTTCGGCCTCATCGGCGAAGGTCGCGGCAGTGATGGCGGCGGTGTCCGCGGTTACACACCGAACGGCGGTAATCACGCGCTCGAAGCTTACGGCGACAACACAAGCCCGGTCATCGCATCGTTCTACATCCGGCCTGCGGACGCTGCGCCTTCGGGCACGGCTTCGGTAGGCGAATTCTATGTCACGACCGGGCCCACGGGCGGCACGGGCATGTTGATGTCCTACTACTCGGGCTCGTGGGGCAAGGTCGCAAATCAAGCGGACTCGCTCGCGGCGAGCGTCATCACGAGCGGCACGATGGCCACGGCGCGGCTTGGTAGCGGCACGGCGGACAACACCACGTGTCTCTACGGTGACCAAACCTACAAGACTTGCGGCTCGGGCACGCAAGGTCCGACCGGTCCCACTGGCCCGGCCGGCGCGGGACTCTCGGACGGAGACAAGGGCGACATCACGGTCAGCTCCAGCGGCACCGTGTGGGACATTGATGCGAACGTTGTAGGCAACGCCGAGCTTCGGCAGGGCGGCGCCACGAGCGTCATCGGTCGCAGCGCGAATAGCACGGGCAACGTGGCGGACATCTCCGCGTCCTCGGACGGCGATGTCCTCAGACACGCGAGCGGTATTATTTCATTCGGCACGCTCGCCACGGCGAGCTATGCGAACGACTCCGTGACCTACGCCAAGGTCCAAAACGTGAGCGCCACAGACCGCATCCTCGGGCGCGTAAGCACGGGCGCGGGCGACATTGAAGAGCTGGTGTGCACGGACCTCGCGCAATCGCTCTTGGATGATGCGACGGCCAGCGACATGCGCACCACGCTCGGCGTGGTCATCGGCACGAACGTCCAAGCATATGACGCAGAGCTGGCCGCCATCGCGGGACTCACGAGCGCGGCGGACTCCTTCCCCTACTTCACCGGCTCGGGTACGGCCGCGCTGGCGACCATCACGAGCGCCGCGCGCGGCGTGCTCGATGAAACGACCACCGCGAACATGCGCACAGCGATGGGCGTGGCCATTGGTTCGGATGTGCAAGCCTACGACGCGGAGCTTGCGGCACTCGCGAGCACCACGAGCGCAGCGGATGCGGTGCCTTACTTCACGGGCTCCGGCACCGCCTCCACGCTCACGTGCACGAGCGCAGCGCGCACCGTCTTGGATGACACGACCGTCGCCAACATGGTCAACACGCTCGGCGGCGCCACGAGCACGGGCACGGGCGGCCTTGTGCGCATTGACGGCGCGAGCCTTACGGGCACTGTGGGCGTTTCGGGCTCGCTCGGCGTTACCGGGCCGGCGTGGAGTCGCCAGCCGTCAACGGTCACGACGGGCGGCACCACCTTCACGTGTGACTTCGCGCTCGGCAACGAATGCGTATTTGACGCGCAAGGTAGCTCGGGCAACCTGACCGCGACGTTCAGCAACCCGAACGCGGGCGCGTCCTACATCATCAAGCTCATTCAGGGCTCCAGCGCGCGCACGTACACATGGCCTGGCACGGCGAAATGGCCGAGCGGTACCGCGCCGACCGTCACCGCGACGAACGACGCGGTGGACGTTATCTCGTGCTACTACGATGGCACGAACTACCTTTGCTCCTTCATCTTGGACGTGCGCTGATGCGTTTCCACCGGCTCTTCATCCTTGCCCTTGCGCTCGTAGTTTCGGGCTTCAATCATCACGTCCGCGTCACCATCAAGACGAGCGGCTCTCCTCCGCCGAGCTGGAGCAACACGAAGTCTTGCAAGTATGCCGGTACCGCAACCGGCACGGCCGGCCGCACCAATTGGGGCCAGCCTGCGGCATGGTGTACAAGTCCGCTCATCAACGCCTACTCCTTTTCGTTTTGGTTTCGCGCCAACACAGGCGGTAGCGAAAACGTAGACGGCGCGCTACTCACATCAGCCGACCAAAGCTCCAACTCGCATATGCGCACGGGGTTCTCCGGCACAGCCATCAACAACATCTATGCGGGCGGCAACTTCGTCTCCGGCACATGCACTGGCATGACCTCGGGCACTTGGTATCTCGTCACCTACGTCTTCACGGGGACGGGGCAAATGAACCTCTACGTAGGTAATAGCTCCACCGCGTGCGTGACCCAGAACCCCGTGGGCACGGATACATGCACTCGCGATTTTATTTTCAACACGCTTCGCTCCACAACGAACGCGGACACGGCGTTCGGCGAGTGGGGTACACCGAACCTCGATGAATTCACCGTGTGGAACACGGCCTTGACCGGCACGGACCACGTGAATTTGCAGAGCAGCGGCCATGCAATCGACCCCACGACGCACGCGAAGGCCGCGAACCTCATCAACTACTATCGTTGCGGGGACGACCCGACCGATAGCAGCACGCTTCTCAATGACCAAATCGGCACCGTTGACGGGACTCACTCGGGCTCGGACGGCGTCACGTATCCATCAGCCGTTCCCTAGGAGGTTCTATGTCTCAGTACACCGAAGCCATCGCATCGCTCAATGACGACCTGATAGCCATCGAGCTGAAAGTGGTTGCGTTGCGCGCCAAGTTCAGCGCAGTCGAGAAGGTGGACCCGGCGTTCATCGAGGTGATGGACAATATGACCAACGCCTTCGAGCTGCTCAAGCTCAGCATGAGCAAGCTCGATGTAGCATCCGGCAAAGAACGCAGCCCCATCAAAGAAAGCTCAGAGGTAACGAAATGACAGTCCCGCGAAGAATTCATGGCCGCCGCAACCGTAGAGCCCATAATGGAGTATTTCACCTATGACCACTTGCCCGAGAAGTTGCAGGCGGTCAGCAAGCAATTCGGGGAGCTGGCGTTGCAGATGTTCCGCACGGTCCCGCGCAGCGCGGAGCGAGCGGCCGGTCTCCGCAAGCTCTTGGAAGGCAAGGACTGCTTGGTGAGGGCCGCAAAATGAAGTGGCTTGCGCTTTTATTCGTCACATCATGCGCGCCCGCGGGCGGCATTCTCCTCTCTCCTACGGAGGAGGTCTACAACGTCACGCAGCGCGCGGCGCTCGCCATCAATGCCGCCGTGGGCGAGGAGAAAGTCATCCTCGGCACGGGCGGCTTGCACGTCACGGCCGGCGAGAAGGAGTGCGGCTTCTTCGACGGCCTTATCATCGAGGTGGCGCGCGAGTGCATCACTCTCGATGATGACGCCGGCTCATGCGTTGTCGTGCATGAGGTCGGGCATGCGCTCGGGCTCGGACATTCTCAAGACCCGGGCTCAGTCATGTGGCCGAGCATCGTGGTAGGCCGGCGCCTGCAATACTGTGCAGAATCGCTAGCGAAAGAATTGGCCAAAGCCGGCAAGATTCTCTTGCCGCCAAACGAAGGAAGCCCATGAAGTATTTGGGTCACGCGTTCGATGTGTTCTTGGTCGGTTCGGGTGTCACCACCGCGGGCTTTCTTGCTGCGGGAGGTAGTGGCAGCGGTGGCGGGGAGGTCGGCGGTATCTCCATTCCGAGCACCGTGCTCGGGCCCATCCTCGTGGGCGCGTTCACGCTCATCGCGTTCTTTCTCAAGCAGTATTACACGGCCATGGTCAACGTGATGACTCGGCAAAACACGGAGCTAAAGACGCTCAACACGACCATCACCGCCATGGACAAGCGTCTCGCCATCGTGGAGACGAAGGTGGGCTCCAAGTGATTCTGTTGAGCGTGGCGCACACGTTCAAGGCGCAGGGCGCCGCCTATGGCGGACTCACCGAATACGAGGTCAGCAAGCGCGCGAGCCGCGCGGCGTATGACTGGCTTTGCGGCCAGGGCATCCCGTGTTGCCTCTTCGAGACCGGGAGCTTCACGCAAGTGGAGAGCGTGCGCCCCAAGCAGCTCGCCGGAGCGATGGCGGACCTCTCTGTAGAAATGCACCTCAACGCGTGGACAGACCCCGCGAGCAACTACTCCGAGGTCATCTACCATCCGAGCAGCCCCAAGGGCTTCGCCGCGGCCATGGCCGTGAGCGCGCACCTCAAGAGCGGTTTTGGCGCGGTGAACCACAAGTGGCCGGCGCATGGTCCGCGAGGAGATGGCGGTCTCTTCTTTCTCAAAGGTCCGCGGCCTGCTATCATCGTGGAAGGTCTTTTTCTCAGCAACCCTGAACAAGCGGCGTGGCTTGCGACACCCGGCGCTCCCGAGACATACGGGCTTCTTGTCGCCGGAGGTTTGAAACAATGGTGGCTTTCTCGTTGACCCTTCTCTCGGCTCTCGTTGGCGCGGACGCGCCCGCCTCCTTGCCCACGGCGGACTTGGATGTGGGCGAGGCGCTCAAGCAGCTTTTGGCCAGCCTCGGCGGCCTCAAAGGCGCGAGCGCCCTCGGCATCGCGGTCTTTGTAGTGCAAGGCGTGCTCCTCTTTTTCCGCACTCAGCTTGCCTCGTTCACGGGCAAGTGGCGCTTGCTCATCGTGACCGGGCTTTCGCTCGTGGCCGGTGTGCTCGGGCTTTCGATGGCCGGCGTCCCCTGGACCACGGCGCTCGTGCACGCCAACACCATCGCCGCGTTGCAAGTGTTCATCCATCAGCTCGTCAAGCAGCTCTCCGAGAAAGAGCCCGTGCCCGCTCCCATTCCACAGGATAAGGACGGCCAGTCATGAGCGCAAGCGCCGCGTTCTTTTGCGGCGTGGTCGTGGGGCTGACCGTCGCGCTTATCGTGCTCGCCTTGGCGAAGGCCGCGGGCACGGAGACGCCGTGGGAAAAAGAAGAGGCCGCCAGACAAGCGGCGGACGTGAAGCGGGACGCAATCCGCCAAGACGAAGGAAAGATGCATGACCTCGTTGCAACCGTTACGCCGGGCGAAATGGACCTCATTGTGGCTGGCCGTGTCACTCTGCGCGATGTCTTGCGCGGGCGTGACGACCCCACAAGCCCCTTCTATCTCCCCAAGCCCGGCACCAATGGCGGCGAGCAGCCTCCCAGCGAGCCAGCCAAGCCCTAAGCTGGCGCTCTTGGACACCACGCTCTCTTTTGAGCCTCCGCCGTTTCTGCACAAGTGCATCCTCTCGGCCGGCGATGACCGCTACTGCGCCACGGAGCTGGAGTTTCGGCTCTTTCTCCACTGGCTCGTCTCGCACGAAACGGCCGTGAAGCTCGCGCTTTCAGACGTGGAGGAGGACCGCGACGTGTGGAAGGGCCGCGCCGAGCAAGCTGTAGCTCAACAAGGTCTCAGCATCGGCGGTGTCATGGGCATCATTGGCGGCATTGTGGCCGCGCTCGCGGCGGGTTTCGGGCTCGGCTACGGCGTGTCTTTGGTCAAAGGAAAGTAGCTACAGCGGCGCTCGATGGTGCGCGAGACGGCTTGCAGCTCGTCTACGATATGCGCTTTCCATTGCATCGAGCGCTCCACTTCGCTCGCGCACCATTCAAGCTCACCGTTCATCACCGCAAGCTTGCGCTCAAGACGGGCGCGCTCTTCTCGCTCGGCGGTAAGCTCGCCTCCGAGGATGATGGTAACGGACACGAGAAGAAGTAGCCCACAGACGCAAGCGCTTCTGAGAATGCGCTTGAGGAGCGCCTTTCGCGTATCCACTGGCGGGGGCTGAGGCGGCTCCCCGGACCCTTCAAGGCTAAGCTCTTCAAGCATGAGCACCATTCAACAACATCCTCCGATGCGATGATAGCACCCGGGAAGCCCTCGCGCTCGAAAGCCACACCGCCCGCGGGCGTGCTGATGACCGGGAGCCCATGCGCAAGCGCTTCTAGGACCACGTTTGGATAGCCCTCGTGGAGCGAAGTGCAGATGAACGCGTCATAGCGCTCGGGGTGTAACTCCTTCCAGTCCTTGTAAATGACCGTGCGCACGGTGACGTTCGGGAGCTTCGACATCCGCGCGAGCGTATCGAGCCCGAAGAAGTCTTGCGAGTCGCCTATCACGTCAAAGAGAAACGGCTCGTGCGTGGCCGCGGCGTGGAGTGCCACCTTGTAGAGCAGCTCCAAGTTTTTGTTGCGGTTGATGGAGCCGGCCCACAAGAAGCGGAGGAGCTTTTCCGTCTTGTGTGGCGGGGCGTCCGGCGTAGCCTCCACGGGCGTGCCGGCCATCGCCACGCGCTCGGCAGGGTAACCGAAGAGCCGGGCGAGGTCGTCCGGTAGCTTGCGATTGTCCGTGATGACGCCGCCGAGCGCCGCCATCGAGCGCGAAAACTGCCCCTCGGCCGCATAGCCGCCCACGTGCGGCGGCTCCTTGAGGTGCTCGAAGGCGTAGAGCGAGGCGTAGACCTTGCCCGTCTTGAGCGCAGGCGTGCGCGCGAGCGCCTCCCACGCGCTGCGCGAATTGACGATGTGGACGCAGCCGGCAAACTGGACCATCAGCCGGCGAATGACGAGCATGCGCTCCGGTGCATCGAGGAGGAGTAAAGCCGCCGCGGCCTCACGCGCCCACGGTTGCTCACTCCGCCCTTCGGTTGCGATGCACACCGGAAGGCCGCCGCGCTCGATGATGGCGTTACGGTAACACGCCACGCGTTTGTCTGCGCCACCGCCGAGCCCCGCGAAGAGGATGAGGTGCGTGGCCTCGGGAGGCACCACCGCGGCAATGCGGTGATAGACCTCATAGGCCATTTGCGAGCCCGGGACCGTGTACTTCGGTCGGGCCAAAAGCTCGCGGTGGTTCGGCCAAAGCTCGGGCTCAACTTCGTGGGCGCGCTTCCACTCCCACAAGAGCCAGTCCCCGAGCGGCTCCGCCGCGGGCTTGACGGGCTCGCCGTCGTAGACCCAGCGCTTGCGCCAAAAGTCGTTCGGACGCGTAATGCGGCCTTCGCCCACGTGCTGGCTGACCATCGAGCCTTGCCGGCGCCGGATGAAGTGCACGGTCTCGGGCACCACGGCGTGGTGAATGCCGGCGCTCAAGGTGCGCGTGTTCCACTCCCAGTCCTCGAAGCCGTAGCCCCCACCCACAGAGCCGTAAGGATGGTCCACGAAGAGCTGGCGCTCGCCGAAGACGCTGGAGGTCCAGTGATTCGTGACCATGAACGCGGACGGGTCGAAGCCCGGCGCGCGGCTGTCTGTGTGCTGCCACCACATACTCTCCCCGTCGAAGTAGACGAGGACTTGCGGATGCATCGCCACGCCTTTGCCGAGGTCCGTTTGCGCGTAGGCGAGCGCGTGCATGAGCCAGTCCGGGCCCCACACATCGTCACCATCGAGGAACGCGACGAAGCGCCCTTGGGCCGCGCGCACGCCGGCATTGCGCGCGAGACCGAGGTCTCCCACGCTCACGCTGAGGAGCTGGCGGTCAGCAACCTCGTCCACATCGAGCTGGGCGCCGAAGCGCCGCGCCGTGTTCATGGTCTCGGCGTCCGCCTCATCGAGCACCACGATAAGCTCTGCCGTCGTGTTCTTCGGCAAGTGCGAGATGGCTTGCACCGCGGACGCGAGCGAGCGCCAAAGGAGCAAGCCCTCCGTATGTGCGTTGACGATGACGCTGATGTCTATTTGACCCATGATGCGCTCCAGTGATGGGCGCACACCACGCCCGGTTGCTTCATACGCGCGGCCTTCTCTTCATCGCTGATGCCGCGTTCTTGCGGTGACCATGGATAAAAAGCGTGCTTCGGCATGACGATGAGGCCCGTGTCTTGATGTGAGCGCACGAGCTGAGTCAGGATGGTGGTGCCGTTGAACACCGTATCGTGGAAGGTGTCCGTGAACTTCGTGGCGCGGTACGTATCGAGCGCGCGCTTGATGAACGCGTGGCCCTTCGGCGCGATGAGCACGGCGCCGCACATGAACGTTTCATCCTCGTAGCCGATGACGAAGTCTCCTTGCGCCACCAGCTCGTCAAGGAAGTGCTCGTTTACAAGCTCCACGTCCGTGTCCAGATACACGCCGCCCAGCTCATAGAGCAGCGCAAGGCGCGCAACGTCACTCGCGCCGGCCCAATGCTCGGCGCGATAGGCATCGTTGAAATAGGGGATTTCGTAGAGCCACGGCACGACGGAGGACAGACGCGCGCGTGACCACGTGGTCACGTTGTCGCGCTCCGGCCACGTGGCCATGCAATGAAGCGCTAGCGCGTTTGGCTCCTTCGGGCCAAACCAAATTGAATGAATGGGGTAGGTCACTAGCGTGGTTCTCCCGGTCTTTGCACAGCGGTTGCACAGCGGTCATGAAGCCGCGCAAAGATGATAGATGTGATGCTCTTGCCCATCTCTTCGGCGATGAGCTTGGCCAGCTCGCTCGGGTCGGCCTGGAGCGCCCGCAAACGTTGTTCGGTCAACTCCACGCGGATGAAGTGCGTGGAGCTGCCCACTTTGAACGTGGCGCGCAGCTCGTAGCCGAAGCCCACGGGCGAGCGTTCGGAGATGATGAACGGGACCTCAATGCCGTCACCCGCGAGCACGGCGGACATGAGAATCTTGCGGAGGAGCTTCTCCTCCATCTCTTGCAAGATGCGCATGCTCTCGTCCGTGGGCGCGCGATGCTCGTGCACCGTCTTCGTGACGTGCGAAGGGCCGCTCTGTACGGTGATGCGGTCGAACATCAGTAGTCCTCCCCGCCCGTGTCCGAGCCCCGGAGCACGTCCAAGATGCGCTTCGGCAGTGTGCGCAAGTACCACCAGCGCCATCGCCACTTCGCGGTCCGCTCGCGCTTCTCACGCTCGGCCACTTCCTGCTTGCAGCACTCCGCGACGTTGCCCCAGCCCTCCCACGCCGTGGGCGCGGTCTTCGGCGCCGTCCCACGCGGGTATTCGAGACCACAGCGGTGCTCGTTACACCACCATCGGTCAGCGAAGATATTGAAGCTTGCGGAAATACCGCGCTTCTCTTTTGGGTCCAAACCGGGCGAAAACGCCCAGCGACACGGCGCGAGCTTACGCATTTTTGAAGACCGCCCAGCTCTGCCAGCCGCCGTCCGTTTGCGGGCTCGTGATAAACAGCTCGCCCACCTTGTCGTGGAACCGGCCGCCAAAGCCGAACGCTTCGTCCACGGCCTTGCGCACGTAGAAGGGGCCGCAGTGCCCCGAGTTGCCGCCCGCTTCCTCCATGGTGGCATGCGCGGTGTAAGGCTCGCCGTTCTTGTGCCAGCCGTCCACGACGTAATCGTGTCCCGCGAGCATGCCGCCTTTTTTCACAAGCGGCCACCACGCGTTGATGCCATCGCGCACGCCCTCGTAGCCGTGGTCATCGTCCAGATAGACGAAATCGAAGAGCCCGTCCGGGTGTCCCGGGAGAAGCGTGGAAAGGATGCCGGCCGCTTCCAAGCTCGTCATGCGAAGAATGCCGCTCGCGCGCCCTTGCTCGGCGAGAATGCGCATGCCCATCACGCACTCGGCCATGTAGGCGTCGTGCATGTCTTGCGTGTCAAGCACGCCGTAGTAGGGGCGCCACGGGTCCACGAGGAGGAGGCTTGCGCCGTTCCAATGGGCGCGGATTTGGCGGGCGTTGCGGCCCGTCTGAACGCCGACCTCCACGCCGAGCCCGAGGAGGCCACGTTCGTTGAGGATGTGCGGGAGCTGGTCACGTGAATTGAAGTTCATGGTCTAGGTTTCCTATCGGGCTTTGAGGGTGTTGATTTCGTCGGTCACTTGTTTGGCGAGCGCTACGTTTTCGCCTGGGGCCATCTTGATAACGAGAGACGGAGGCGCCGCGCGCTCGATGCCGATGGCCACGGCATCTTGCAACGCCTTGAGCTGCGCGCGGACAATCTCCAGCTCGCGGCGTGCTGCGTCACGTTGCTGACCTACGATGTGCTCGCGCTTTATCGCGTCGTTACGCGATTGATTTGCGTGGTCGATAGAGTGTTGCGCCGAGAGCTGCGCGTCCTTGATGCGCTCGCGCGCGACGCGCCGAGCAATGCCGTACTTCTGGCGCTCGCGGTTGCGCTGCTCTTCGAGCTTGCCGGCCCGCACCGTGAGGTGCCAAAGCTCCTCACGAAGGGCCACGAGCGCTTGCGCGAGGCGTGCCGACTGCGCTTGCTCGTGACGTTGCGCCCACGGCTGGCCGGCGCCCTTATCCATGAACCACGCGTTACGCTTGAGGAACGACAGCATTGTCCGGCTCCTTTTCTTCGGTTTTGAGGTTGAGCGCTTCGCGCGCGATTTCGTCCAACTTGTCTTCGCCGTTCTTGAGCGGCGGGATGCGCATGCCCTTCGACTCCTCCACGAGCTTGGAGTAGAGCATCACGCGCAACTTGTTGGAGCGCGAGACGAGCAAGCGTTCACGCACCGCGTCCCACGTTTCGTTGCTCATGGCGCGTAGCTCCTTCGCGCTCTTCTTCGTGAGCATGGTGAGCTTTTTGGCGAAGTCCTTGGGGCTCGTGTAGTTCGTGACGCCCGGCGCGCGCCAGTCGTCCCAGTCCGGCGCGAGCACCGCGGCGCCAGCCCACGCGCCCTCCAAGATGCTGATGTTGCTCTTGGCGCGATTGAAACTCGTGTCCGCGAGCGGCACCACGAGGATGGAGGGTTGCAGTTTGCCAAGAAGTTCAAACCACTCCAGCACGCCGTGCCACTCGTATTCCTCGATGCTCGCATGCGGCATCTTCGGGTGAAGGTGGTGCATGCTCATGCCGCAGAAGGTCCACACAGCCGGCGCGCCTTCGTGCGCGGCGCGAATGAAGCCGTCTGCAAACTTCGCCATGTCATCCACGTGCGACTGGCCGCCGCGCCACAGGATACGGCGGAAGGGGAGCCGCTCTTCGCCGCGCCGGAGGACGAAGCGGTCATCAAAGCCGTTCGGGATGACCGCGATACGCCGGTTGAGCGGGAGCCACTTCATCTTCAAATCCACTGTGGAGACCGTAAGGAGGTCCGCCTCCGTGATGAAGTTCTTGATAAACTCTTGCACCGCGGCCGGCGAGTAGACCGGAAACATCATGTTGTGGCGCGGGATGCCGGTGTAGTCGTCATCGTAATCCACCACCACGGGGATGCCGAGCGTCTTGGCCCACTTCATGGCCGCAAGGTCTTCATTGCGGCACGGGCGCTGGAGGATGAGGAG